CTTTTATGCTTTCTATGCAATATTGGAAACTATATAGCCTTGGAAAATGTCCAAAGATTCTGGATACTGATGGTCTTAAAATGCTGAGAGATAGCAGCGCCGATAGCGTAGAAGTACGTATTGGATACTATGCCCAGCTAGGTTGCAGGGCTCCGGGTTTTAATTGCAATATATACTTAGGATAACACACCTCGGTTTAGTAGTCAAGTATTAAATCATTAAAAAAGGGGACTGGAGCAATTCCGGTCCTTTTTTTTGCCTACTACGATCAATTAGGTTGTTATTTTCAGATTTCATGTATAATACCCAATAAAATAATCATTGACTTATCTAGTAACCTGTGATACACTATTCTTATAATTAACTTTTTTAATAAGGAATAGAAATGGAAACTAAAAGAGAAAATAAAAGAATTGACATGATCGGTAAGAAATTTAACGAGTGGACAGTAGATGAGTACTCCCATAATAAAGGAAAAGTTGTTTATTACCATTGTACATGCTCATGCGGCAATAAAAGAGTTGTTAAAGGAGCTAATCTACGAAGTGGTCTTAGTAAGCGCTGCAATGAGTGCGGTCTAAAAGAATCCCACAAGAAAAATACTGGAGTTCCTTTATCAGAGGAAAGAAAACAAAAGATCAGCGAGGCTAAAAAAGGAATAAAACTTTCTCCTGAGCGTATAGAACAAATGAAGGGACCTCAGGATCATTTATGCGATAAAGAGTTTCTAGAGATAGACCCTACAAGAGAAGAAGGTCGTAGAGGTCTTAGGATAAGGAATACAGTTAGATGGAAAAAAAATAATGCTAAACATCCATGGAACATAACTGATTTAGAAGCTGCAAAAATATTAGTGTCAGATTGCCATTACTGCGGATCTAAACCTAACCCATACAACGGAATAGATAGAGTAGACAACAAAATATCTTACGAAATAGGGAATGTTGTACCTTGCTGCAAGACCTGTAACTTTGCCAAACATACAATGTCAGAATCGGAGTTTTTTGACTGGATTTCTAGAGTTAGTAAGCATAATAACCTATAATTTAAACAATCTGATCATAAATAGCCTATATCGGCTACAACCTAGCTCACGCCTTATTCCGGCGAGACTAAATAAAAAGGAGTTTCCACGTGGCTAATCGCAATTTTAACAGACGCCAAGCCCTAGAAAAAGAGATCAAAGATCTTTATGCTAATGTTTCTATTACCTCGGTAGTTTCTGGACCTAGCATGCTTAACTCAGCAGCAGCTTATGGTATTTTAGGAGCTTCTGCAGTAACAAACTCGGTAGGCAGCACCAGCATTCAAGGTAATTTGGGTCTTTATCCCGGTACTTCCGTTAGTGGTACTTTTGTTGTAAGTGGGGCTACCAATGTAGCAAACGCCGCAGCACAGCAAGCTCAACTAGATGCATTGGCTGTTTATACCACCTTAGCTGCTCATGCTTCTACTACCATTCCCTCAGCATTAGATGGTCAAACACTTTCAGCTGGCTACTATAGCTTTGCTTCTGGTGCAGCTACTTTGGCTCAATCTGCTCCTGGGACGCTAACACTTAATGGTAGCGCTACTGACATATTTGTCATTAAAACTGCCTCTACTCTGACTACTGGAGCCGGCGGTGCAGCAACGATATCTCTAACCGGTGGTGCAGTAGCCTCTAATGTTTTCTTTATTGTAGGATCTTCCGCAACTATTAACTCAGGAACTGCAGGAGTACATAACGGTAACATTATTGCTCAGGCTTCTATTACTGATACTCTTGGCGGCACAATTAATGGAAATTTAATAGCCTTAACTGGTGCAGTAACAATTTCAGCAGCAGCCGTAATCGTAGCTCAACCCCTTAATGTAATTACTCCTGTTTTGAACCTTTCTCCAGGCTTTAAGTCTGTTGTTAGAAACAGTGCTGGAGATTATACACTTACTTTACAAGATCATTATATGTTTTTAAAAGCTTTCCGAGTTATGGTAGTTAGCGCTGTAGCCGAAGATCTAACGTTCCAACTTAAAGCTTTTTCAGTTGATCCAGTTATTACTCCTTCTGTTCCGAATACTCCAGCTACCATTGAGTTTCTTTGTTTGAAAGCAGGGGTTCCTACTGATCCACAATTTGCTGATGTTCTCCTAATAAAAGCAGAACTTAAAAACACTTCAGCTCTTTAAGAGGGGGATTTATGGCTAATAGAAATTTTAATAAGCGTCAATGTCTAGAGCACGAAATAAAAGATCTTTATATTGATCAGACAGTAGTAGGATCGGCTGGAAGTCAAACTTTAGTTCCTAATTTTGCATCAGTAGATCAAAGCACCGTTGCTACTAATCCCGGTATCAAGTCAATCGTTAGATTGTCCACAGGTTTATATAGAGTTACTTTATTCGATGCTTTCTTTTCTATGAAGTTTTTTGATGCTATTATAGTAAAGTCTTCTGGAGAAGATAAAACAATTCAGCTAAAGAGCATTAATCAGGTTTCTGTAACTGCAAATAAATATTTTGATTTTTACACTCTCGCTGCTGGGGTTTTAACAGACCTATCTAGCGGAGACGTGCTTAAAGCAGTTATAGAACTTAAGAATACAAACGTAACCATATAAGGAGTCTCAAATGATGAGTGACAATGATAGCAATGCTGGCGGCTTAGCAATGATCATCTCTAGGATGAAAAAGCCAAAAGCTCAGAAAGAAGAAGAAAAACCAGAAATGGATGAAAAAGACGATGGGTCAGAAGGACATGATGCGGCTGTTGAAGAAATGATGGAAGCTTTAAAATCAGATGATAAAGCCAAGTTCAAAGACGCCTTAAAGTCCTTTATAGAACTCTGCTTTGATGAGTACGAAAAAGAACCACACGAAGAATACGACCATTCCCAAGAATAATTAGCTAAGAAGGGTGCTGAGAAAGTCCAGGTCCCTTCTTTTCCTTTTTATTTTTAGTTATATAGTTTAATAGGAGATATCATGTCTATAACGTTAGCAGACCTAAAACAACATTCAAGAGAACGGGCAGATATGGTAAATAATGATTTCATATCTGACTCAGAACTTACTTCATATATAAACCATTCAATAGCTGAATTACATGACATGATGGTTCAATCTTATGGATCTGATTACACTATTAATCAGGCTTTATATACTTTAGTTACCGGAAATGATCCGGATAATGATGGGTCTTCCGTTTTGATCTCTACTCTTATTCCAGCGAATGATTTTTATAAACTGGTAGGTATTGATGCTAAGATAAATAGCCAAGACTGGTCTACATTAAGACCCTATTCATTCAACGAGCGGAATAGATTTCAGAGATTTGGTGTATGGGATAGATTAGGTATTACATCTCTGAGATATAGAATGATTGGTAATACTATGCGTTTTGTTCCTAGCCAGACTGGGAATATACCTCTAAGAATTTGGTATATACCCGTAGCTCCAATATTATCCGCAGACACTGATACTTTGGATGATCTAAACCAATATTCGGAGTATGTAATAGTAGACGCTGCTATTAAAATGTTACAAAAAGAAGAGTCAGACCCCAGCGTCTTAATGGCTCAAAAGCAAGCACTGAAGCGTAGAATTGAAGAGGCTGCTCAGAATAGAGATGCTGGAAAGCCTGAGTCGATAAGCGATATCTATTCCGAAGACGACTTCTACTGGTTTTAACTATCAGCGGATCAAGGGGTTAGGCAACTTTCGTAAGATATGACGATTTGTATTGACAAAAAGAATCTCCTTGGAATTTGCAGATTTTAACAGCAGAAGAAAATATAAGTAAAGGTAATAAAACAATAGAATGATTAAAAAAACTAGAACCATAAACACTAAAGATCTTGACTTGTCTAAAGTCCAAGATAATCTTACTTACGCTATAGATACTATTGGCAGTAAAGAGATTATAGATGGGATAGTGTTAAAAAATATAAATTTACTTTCCAGCGGTCCTAATGTTATAAATCATAAATTGGGAAGAGGTTTGGTTGGATGGTATATAATACGTAAAAGAGCAAATTCTGACATATGGGATTCTCAGGACACCAATCCCACGCAAGCAATAAGTCTAATACTTAACTGCACAAACAATGTTACAGTAGATATTTGGGTTTTTTAGCGATAAATTAAGGAGACTTCAATGGGAAATACAACCACTACAGCATATATGAATCTTACTTTGCCTGTTCCTACAGTAGAGATAGGTCCGGCTTGGGCTATAGAGTTAATAACTGCTTTTAATTCAATAGACTCTCATGATCATACGAATGGTAAGGGGAAACTAATCCCTTCTTCGGCTCTTAATATAAATGCTGATCTCAATTTTTACTCGTACACCGCTATGAACCTACTGTCCACTAAATTTGTACAGCAGACAACCCCCTTAGTGGGTCTTAGTAATGTAGCTTCTTTGTATGTAGTAAATGGAAACTTGTATTATACTAACGGTTCTGGATCTTCTGTACAGGTTACTAACGGCTCTTTCTTAGCCCCAGCTCCCGGTACCGTAAATAGTTTAGGTATATTGAATATATCAAACGACTTAACTATTTTACCATCCGATAATTATACCTTGATAGGAGTAGATACCTCCGCTATTAGGACTATACATCTTCCTTCTATAGCATTAGTAACACCAGGAAGATTATTTGCCATTAAGGACTCTCTCGGTGCTGCTTTCACTAATCCAATTCATATTGTGCCTAATGGGTCGGACACAGTCAATTCGGCTGCTTTTTATAATATGAACTCCGGTACAGGATGTATTTGGATGGCTACCGACGGTACTTCTAACTGGAATTTAGTATAAGGAGCTTAAATGCCATTACAAAAACAAAAAGTATCTATGCCATTATTGCAGGGAATAGACACAAAAACGGACGATAAGCAGCTTCCTATAGGAACTTTACAAGTAGCAGAAAACGTTACTTTTGAAAATCCCGGTAAACTGTCTAAAAGAAATGGATATGACTCTTTATCTCTTGCTACTACCGATGCTGCTACTATAGCCATGTTTGGTATCGATAGATTAAATATAAAATCTATAATGCCTAGAGATAAAGAACTAGTAGCTGTCACTTCAGACTCCCTATACTCCTATTCTACTGGAATAGATAAGTGGATAAAAAGAGGACCTGTTTCCGATGTACAAGCAAGCTCTTTTACTGTGTATAGAGGTGAGTATAATGCTTCCACTACTACTTGTTTATATGTAAGTGGTTTAAAAATTGTAGCATCTACTATAAGTGCTTCTACCGGGTACACAGTAATAGATCCCGATAATAACAACACAAACCATGAAGTTATTCTTACCACAGGATCTATACTCCCTCAGATAAAAGTAGCTACCAGCGACGGAGTTACAGTAGGCACCCACTTAAGGCTAGCCAATATCGGAAATACTATTTTTATGTTTTACGATAACGGTACTAATATTTCCTACATAACATTTAGTCTGGCTGATCCCTCTATTTTTACTGCTCCGGTTAATATAATAACAGATTTACATTCTTCATGGAGAATTTACGACGTTATAAATACTGCTGACGGTATATTTGTGGCGTACAAAGCTGCCGCTAATAATTTAACCTATTTTAAAATATTTCCAGATTTATCTACTACTCCATTTGTTATCCAATCTGTAACTGGAATAACAGGATTAAATCTAGATAGCAACAACGCTGGGGGGATAATGATATCCATTATGTCCAGCTCAGTGCTTAGTTTTATGGTAGTTAGAGAGAATTTATTTTCTACCCTATTAAATATAGTCACAATAGATACACAGTTTCCAGCAATAATTCATGCAACAGCAGTTTATATAGATAATATTTATACGATATACTATGAGATAAATGATGCTGATACTATGAAATATTATATAAAATCTAACACCATAACTTCTCTGGGTGTAGTAGGAACCCCCACAGTTTTCAGAAGAAGTGTAGGCTTAGCTGGAAAAGCATTTACGATAAATATAGCTAGCGGAGTAATGTATCCATTTATTCCTACTACATTTTTATCACCTCTTCAACCAACTAGTTTTTTACTGGATAGAAATGGTAACGTGGTTAGTGTACTGGACTCAGGAACCTCTGGAGGATTTGTTGAGGAGTTTTCCCCCCTTCCTCAAATAGGCATAATAGACTCTGACACAGTACTCTTTCCTTCTATCAGCACTAGCCTTCTTATTACCGAATCAGGTACATTTTATACTTTTAATGGTTTGCAAACTACTACTTTTTTCTTTAATCAAGCTAATCCAAACCAGTCCGGGACTCTAGCACAAACTCTTCATGTAGCTAACGGTGTTCTTACTATGTATGATGGAGTCAGGTCTGTAGAGCATGGTTTTTTTATTTATCCAGAGAATATAACAGCCTCCATCACCACTGGGGTAGGTAACATAGCAGCTGGACAGTATCAATATCAGGTAGTATATGCATGGACAGATAATCTAGGTCAAATCCATAGAAGCGCTCCATCAATAGCCATAACAGTAACTACTTCCGCAGCTAACAATACTATAAATCTAACTATACCAACCCTGAGACTTACTGAAAAAAATGCTATAATAGAAGTATATAGAACTGAGAATCTTCAGACTATCTTTTATAAAGTTACTACATATAGTTCCCCTATCTTTAATGATACTACAGTAGATACAGTTACTTTTTCAGATGCTTTAGCAGATTCTGATATTATTTCCCATGAACCAATATACACTACTGGAGGAGTCTTAGAGAATATAGTAGCACCTCAGTCTTCTATATGCGAGGTTTTTAACAATAGAGTTTGGTTAGCAGGCTTGACTGACCCAAATAAAATCGTATTTTCTAAAATTAGAAATGAAGGATATCCAGTAGAATTTAATGACACATTATATCGTCTTATAAATCCTTACGGAGGAAATATAATGTCCATTAAGGCTATGGATGATAAGCTGGTAATATTTAAAGAAACAGCTATTTATTACATATCCGGAAATGGTCCTAACAATCTAGGTCAATTGGATGATTTTATTGATGCTACTCTAATATCTTCCGACGTAGGGTGCGTAAATAGAGACAGTGTTGTTATTGCTCCTGATGGCTTATTTTTCCAGTCTTCAAAAGGTATTTATTTACTTTCAAGATCTCTTCAAGTAGGGTATGTAGGAGCTCAGGTAGAGGCTTATAATAATCTAACGATAACTTCTGCTAAAACTGTACAAACAAAAAATACTGTTAGATTTGGGACCGAAGAAGGACTAACTTTAGTTTATAATTATTTTTTACAGAAATGGTCAATCTTTACTAATATGCCTTCTTATGATGCGGAAGTCATTTACGGATCTTATTATTATCTTAGAACTGACGGATCTATTTATCACGAAAACTCTACTTTTAACGATAACGGTACTGATATTCCTATGAGCATCACTACTGGCTGGATTAGTTTTGCAGGAATACAAGGTTTGCAGAGAGTGTATAGAATGCTTATTTTAGGATCCTTTTTCTCCCAGCACACCCTTAAGGTTAGCGTAGCCTACGATTATGTAGACTCTTTCGTAGAGGAGGCTATAATAAGCTCTTCTTCTTTCACGGATGACACTACCTTTGGGGAATATTCTCCATTTGGTGAAGAGTCCACTTTTGGAGCATCAAATTTATACCAATTAAGAGTAAACTTTACTAAGCAGAAGTGTAAGTCTATTAAAATAAAAATAGAGGACATAAGCGCCGTTAATGGGCAAAGTATGTCTCTATCAAATTTATTGTTCTATATAGGCATTAAGCAGTCCCCAGGTCAATTAGGTTCTGCAAATGTTTCCGCAACAACTTGATTTTAAACGAATTGATCACTCTATAGGAGATTTTATGGCGAAACAATCCCTAGCCTCGATATTGGCTAATAAGAAGAAACCTCAGAAATTTGCAGATGGCGGACTAGACGCTGATACTAAATCAATGCTGTCTCAAAATCCGATGAATCCCCAATATGGATTAGGACCTGTTTATCAGTCCACTAATCTAGGATCCGCAGGTCAAGGTCAGACATTAAGTTCTAATATGTCTGGTATTTTGACAGCAGGGTCTCCTAATATGAATGCCAATGCTTCCTCAGGGATAGGGAATGCAGCAACTGGATCTCAAGGAGCAGGTCCCTCAGGTTATGCGGGATCATGGGGAAACGTAAACCAGTTACCAGCCTATTCAGCAGCTCAACAGCAAGCAGCTTTTAACTTAAATCTGCAGCCTCAACAAAATCAGATTAATCAGGGATACGCAACAGCTGGTCAAACTGCCGGAAATGCTGCTAGTTTTACTCAAGCCCTTCAGAATCAAGCCCTAGGAAATACTCCTTCTTTAGCCACTGCTCAATTGCAACAGGCTCAGAATCAAAGTCTAGCGCAACAACTAGGAGCCGCAGCAGCAGCTAGAGGCGGAAATGCAGCATCCACCCAGAGGACCTTAGCGCAGAATCAGGCTTTAAGTGGTCAGCAGCTAGGTCAGCAAGCAGCCATTACACAGATACAAAATCAACAGGCTTTAGCTAATGCAGCAACTAATGCTCAGAATGCGCAAACACAGCAACAACAATTGCAACAAAGTTATATTAATCAAGGCATGACAGCACAGCAAGCTCAGCAGCAAGCTTCTTCCTCTTATATGAACTATGCTACCGAACAGCAACAATCTGCAGCAGCACAAGAAGCAGCAATCCAAGCAGCTCAGTTAGGAGCTAATGCTAGCGTTGCGTCGGCTAATATAGGATCAACTGGAAACACTCTGTGGCACTATATCGGCTTAAAGGATGGAGGTCCTGTAGAGGTTCAAAAACCAAGTTCTTTTGCTTCTGCTATATCTAAGCAAATATACCCAAGAAAGGATTCTTATACTGACCTGTTTAAAGGATCTAGACCAGTAAGAGCTGCTGATGGTAATGCAGGAATGGGAATTCAACCAATAGCTTCCTTATCTGGAAATCAACAACAATCTGCTAAACCTGTTGCTCAACAAAATCCAGCTATTCCTGGAGTATCTCCAAGAGAAGCTAACACATCAAATCCAGGAGTAAGTCCTGTTTTAAATAGTGCAAAATCAATTGCTGCTTTATATGGATCAAATTCCTCTCCTGTAGAGAGTGATATTTACGGAACTAGTCAAAACTCTCAACTTTTTAATTCTGGATATGATTCTACCGCCGCAGCAGGAGCCGAGGCTGAGGGAGGAGAAGGTTTGGCTTCTTTACTAGCTGCTAATGGCGGTATGATGTACAGAAAAAAATTCGATGATGGAGGTCAGGCTATGCTGGGAGCTAACTATGATGCTCCATTAGTTCCAAACGTCGAGCAAACAGATCTTCAGATAGGAGGAGCTGGTTCTGCTGGTGGTAGTGGTTCTGCTGGTGCTGGCTCTGCTGGCGGTAGTGGAGGAATGGGATTGATGGGAGGAGCAGCTGCTGGAGCAGCGATAGGATCTGTGGTTCCGGGAATAGGAACTGTTGCAGGAGCTATAGGAGGAGCTATTTTGGGTGGGCTAGGCTTTAAAGACGGAGGATATATAGGAGACGGAGGAGCTCAATACGCACCATCTGAACAAGAGCTTAGAGTAGCTCGTAATTTAACCAGAGATGTTTTAGTTCCTCAGTTTGCTAATGGAGGGATTGCTAAACCAATTTGGAGAGGTCCCGGGATTCCTGAAACTAGTGAATCTGTTTCTGATATTGGTACAGGGATTCCTAAGCCAGTATGGAGAGGTCCCGGTATTCCAGAGACCTTTGAATCTAGTTATGGATCAGTTTTAGCAGCTCGTAGACAATTAAAAAGATAAGGTAAGGGGAATAAAATGGCAGAATCAAATGCTGATAAATTATATGCATTGGGACAACGGTTAGGACAACATCGTGAACAGTTAGAAAATCTTCGAAAGCAGGTAGCTAACGGAGGAGAAATGTCTGATGCTATGGCTACATTAGCTAAACAGAAAGAAGCAGCCATTAAGTATGTCCAAGCGCAGTATGACGCTCTAGCTAAAATGCCGGGATCTAAGATGGGAGAGGTTATACAGAAAGCTGAAGCGATAATGGGGAAAGAAATTCCGGCAGCCGCAGAAGCAACTGGAAAAACCGCGTTAAAAATTGGCGAGCATTTACCTAGAATAGGTGCTTTAGCAGCTGGACCCGTTGGCATGGGCTTAATGGCTGCTCAGGATGCTTCTGCTTCTGAAAATGTTGGTCCTGGAGAAGGTGAACCAGGATATGAAGAAGAGTCAGGTGGAAATAGAGCTGGTATAGATTTAGGTCAGATCGGAAACGGTGTTCAAAGCTCAGGGCAGTTTTTAAAAGATATAGGAGAGGCTCCAGAAGCAACCTATAATCAAAACCAGCCAGAAAAAGAGCCAGACTACTATAAGCAACAACAAGAAGCAGAGCAATCAGTTGAAAAAGCTGACGGAGGTGTGTTTTCTGATCAAGCGATGGAAAATTATAAACAGACTCATAAACCAGGAACTAGGAATGGCACTAAGACTGTAAGTATGACTGAGACTCCTCCAGTAAATGTTGCTAAATATAAAAAGGATAACAAAAAGTTTGAAAACTATGGGGATCTTGTAGGATCTTCTGATGGTTATAAAAAAGGCGGAGTAGTAAAGAAAAAAATGTCTGATGGTGGACAACCTGCAGGAATGCCAGACTCCTATCTTGCAGATGGAGGAGTTCCATTAGCATCTAAAAAATCTAGAGGGCGTGTAAATACTCCAGCTCCATCAGGTGTTGCTGGTATGTACATGGCAGAAGGAGGCTCCGTTTCTAAAAAACTCCAAGAAGGTGATGTAGTTCCAGGAGATAAAGACCAATACTCTGGAGACACAGTTCCCGCTTTATTAAACAAAGGTGAGTTAGTTTTAAATGTTGAGCATCAGCAAAAACTAATTGATAAGATAAATGGAAGAGAAACGTCATTACCCGAAGGTGCCCGAGTTGACGACCTACTTAATGACGGCAAAGCTTCTATAGACAAAAAGCAACAAGCTCAATTATTTTCCTACATAAAAGGAGAAACTGATAAGGCTCCTACTGGTCATGTAGTTATATATCACCATGCTGATGGAGACATGGCTGATCCTTCTGATATTTTGTCCACTCAACAACAATCCATTCCAATGGCTCCAGCCGATCAAGATAATTCTGATGTTGCACCAACTACACAAGATGTAGCAGCAGCTCAACAAAATCAAAATGCAGTGCCTTCTTATACTGGAGCAGCTCCTATGTTTGCTTCCAATGTAGGGGGAAAACAAGTAGCTCCAGTGATGAGCCCTACTTCTTCTGAAGTTACTGGAACTCCTGCAGATTTACCGCAGGCAGACCCAGGAGTAGTTAATTATTATAAAGCTCAGCAACTCCAAAATAGAGCTATTGGAAATCAGCCTACTTCCGACGATATAAATAATCCCTTTAGACTTCCTCCTGGAATGGATTATCTTCCTTTTAATCCTTCTAAAATGATTTCTTCTATAGGATCAGTACTTCCTTCTTTAAATCAAGCAAATAATGCTCTACAGCAATCAAGTGCCGCATTAGCTCAACAAGATGCTGCTAGACAACAATTAGCCCAATCTACTTTACAAGAGATGCAGAATCAACAACAAAATCTTGATAAAATGTCTAATACTACAGGCATAGATAGATTTTTTGCAAACGAGAGTACTCTTGGAAAAATATTCTTTGGGACAGCGCTAGCTTTAAGTACTGCAGCATCTTTAAAAACTGGTGTAAATCCTGTTTTAAATTATATAAATGAAAACGCTAATCAAGAAATAGAAGCTCAAAAATTAAAGGGTTCTAATGCGTTTGCTATGAAAGATTTTATTCTACGTCAAAACATGGCAGATTTAAACTCCGCTCAAGCTAAAGCTACTAATGCTCAACAACAAGCAAACATCTCTCAAATAATAGCAGGGGTCCAAAACGATATTATGAAAAATACTCAAGTATGGAACCAATCTGTTCGTAATATGCTAATCATGCAGCAAGCTATGCAGGCAAATTCTAGTGGTAAAGGAGTTCCCACAGGAGCCTTAGCGGCTTTTGGACCTGACTATCAAGGAAGAGCTGTTCCATTACCCGGAGGTGACAGATCAGTATTTGCAGGAACTCCAGCAGCAGCAGAAAAAGCGAAGGGGGAAATTGAAGATGCTCAAAATCTAAGATCCACTCTACTAGGTGCTATTGATTTAGGATATAAAGGAAAAACATTTCCTATTGGAGCTGATAGATCTGAATACGAAACTCAAATGAAATTAGCTAGTATTCAGGCTAAAAAAGCTTGGCAGGATGTTGCAGCTCGGGGTAACTTAGATGAAAAGACTATCGGAAGCGGAGAGGATCTTTTCGGAAATACTCAAGCATGGACTACTTGGTCCCCTGCTCAACAAGCAAAAGCATTTACTACTTTATATAATATAGAGAACAAACTAAAAGGCACTTATGCCACTTATGCTAATGCTCCTAGAATAGATTTAGGGGTGACTAGATCCACAGCCGAAGCCTTAGTGCAAGCAGGTAACTCCCCAGCCCAGGCATACAAAAAAGTATTCGATACTAACCAAGCAATAATGAGACAAAAGCAAGCTCAACAAGCTGATCAATCTATACGACAACCATTGAGATAATTATGACAGATGTATCAGATATTGATTTATCAACTATTCAAGACACTAAGGGGTTGTCTTCCTATGAGGCTAATCCCGCTGCTGGAGTAGATCCCGAATATTTGCAAGCAGTTGAAAATGAACAAGCTGCTCAGGCTCAATATGAGTCTCCAACTGGTATCGCTAAAGCTACAGCAATAGGAGCTTTAAAAGGCGCTGATTTTACTGGGATAGGTACTCAACTTCTGACTTCTGACAAAGTAGGTCAGGCACTGGGACTTAATGGTCCAATGATGTCAGATGATGAAATAAAGCAATATGCTGTTAGAAACCCCCTAGCTACTGGATTAGGAGAAGTTGGAGGTTTCGGAGCAGCAGCACTAACAGGAGCAGGAGAGGCTGTAACTGGATTATCCGCAATTAAGGCTGCTGGAGCCCTGACGGAAAGGCAGTTCGCTAAGTTACTTATGGCTTCTGGGGGAAAGGAAGCAGCTTCTGTACTAGCCAAAAGTATTCCAAAGTATGCAGGGTCTTTAGTAGAAGGTTCGGCACTTGGTTTAGGTCAATTAGTCCAAGAGAATGCGTTAGGAGATGCTGACCTTAATGCCCAAAATGTCCTAGTAAATGCTTCGTTAGGAGGTCTACTTGGGGTTGGAGCTCATGCGTTATTTTCCGGAGTTCAAGCTGCTGCACCATATGTAAACGAGGCTGGAAAAGTAATATCCGAAAAAGCTACAACTTTTGCTGATCCTAGTAGAGCTGCTGCAGAGATAGTAGGAATCCCAAGCTCTGAACAAGCCTTCCTAGCTAAAAGCAGACCAGAAGTGTGGAATAATATACCTCAACTAGTTGTTGATAGCGGAGACAAAGGAATATTTACTGCCAATAAAACTTATGCAGAAAATTTTGCATCTGCTAAACAAAATGCTGCTGTTAAAATAAACAATACTATAGATTCTATCGATAATGCTCTTGCGGGAAATGACTCACTTAAACCCACGTATTCTGATATAGGTTCTGGAATGCTAAATATAATAAACTCTTATATTGAAAAACAGCCAGCAGATTTTAATCTAGGAAAAATAAAAGAGTTCGGAGATAGTTTGTTAGGAGCTTTCTTAGAACGTCCTAATTTAGCTTCTCCTATGAATGCTTCTGATATTCAAGAACTCCGTCAATGGGTAGATAGCCAGATTAAATATGGAAAAGCTGCTAATGATCAGAGCCCTTTTGGAACTGTAGCTAAAGATGTTAGAAACTTTTTAAGTGATCAAGTTCAGGATTTAGCCGCTAAAGCTAGCTCTCTTCCTTCCAGTCCTGAAAATACAAATCTTTTATCTCAGTTAATGAAAGCAAACTTAGATTACGGAACTGCTACTAGGGTTCTAGATTCTATGACTAAGCAAATATCTAAAGCAGAACCTCTAATGGATTCTTATAAAGATTGGAAAACTGCAGGATTAATTTTTGGAGCTATTACACACCCAGTTGGAGCCGGGATAGCTGCTGTTACTAAGTTAGCTCAAACTAATGCCTGGAGAAAAGTAGCTCTATATGCTCAGATTGAAAGAAGCGGAAATTCGGTTAATAGCGCTATTGAAAAATCGGCTGATGGATTCTTCAAAAATGCGCAAAATCCCGTAAGCCCCACATCACTTAATGCCATAGGAAATTCTATATTCTCCAAAGAAAGTTTTCAAGGAAATAAGACTAAAGATCCTAACCATGCTTTCAATAATATCGGAGATAATTTAGACTACATGTCCGATGCTCAGAACTTCATAAATACTATGCAAAATAGAATGTCTTTAATGCAAAAATATGCTCCCAACACATCTGCTGCTTCTGTTGCAATAGCCGGGAATGCCATATCTTTCTTAAAGTCTAAAATACCACAGGATCCTAAAGTAGCTTCTCCATTTTCTACCTCACAATGGACCCCCTCTTCAGTTCAAAAGGCTCAATTTGAGAGATATTTAAACGCTGTTGAGAATCCCATGTCAGTTATAAAAGCAATGAAAAACGGAGAGGTGACCCCAGAGGCAGTGGAAGCCCTTAAGGTTGTATACCCGAAGGTATTTGCTCAGGTTCAAAATTCTTTCTTGGAAAAAGCACAAGAGAATAGAGGAGAGCTTACATATAATCAAAGAGTTCGCTTAGGAACCCTCCTTGGTATATCAACAGATTCATCATTAAATCAAGAGAATTTATTGGGGCTTCAGTCAGTCTTTGCTCCGTTTAATCAAAAACCAGTAGGTCCTTCACCAGCCGCTGCAAAGCCGGTAAAAGGCATGGCGAGCAATAAATTACAACACATAGGTTCACAATTACAAACACCCTTCCAAATGTCACAAGGAAGGAAATAAAAGGTCTTCAGCCATAAGCTGTTAACCCAAAAGGAGATTCCATGTCTACGTCTAGAAGAAGTATTATCAGCCATATCTATATGACAAATCAACCATTAACCGCTAGTTTTACCGCCCCTTGGGTATATCTGACAGCTCTTGATCAAGCCTCCATTATGATGGCTATAACCACTTCCGCAAATAACGGTCAGTTTTTTGTTGATGTTTCTAACGATCCTACTATGGATCACGGAATACCAACACCTGTTATTTGGGATACTTTGATGTTTAACAATGGACCAATACCACCACTATCTTCTATCAATGAAGTTATCAGCGTAGTTACCCAACTAAATGCTTTTAGTTTATTCAGGGTTCGTTTTGTTGCTGGTACTGTTCATACTAATGGAGTTGTTACGGCTTATTTGACTGCAAAAGGAGTCTAACATGACCGTTTATTACAACGATCCTCTCTCTGGAGGTGGGGGAACAGCAGTAGCTTTTTATTCTACTTTTGCTGACTTACCTCTTGTTGGTATTTTAGGGGAACTTGCATTAACATTAGACACCAGTGTTTTATACGCCTGGGATGGGATAGCTTGGATTCCTGCAGTGTCTCCTTCTGCCGTTACTGGAAATTTAACCGAATCTATTTCCGATGTTTTAATTATAGGGAATGGTACTAATGCTGTTTTAGGCTCAGGTACTACTATAGACGTTCAAAAATCCACATCTACTCAAGACGGTTACTTGTCTAGCGTAGATTGGAACACTTTTAATTCTAAGCAACCTGCTGGCGCCTATATTACGGCTTTAAGTGGGGACCTTTCTGCCACAGGACCTGGATCTGTTGCCGGCACTTTAGCTACTGTTAATAGCAACATAGGTTCGTTTACTAATGCGTCGCTGACCGTAAATGCTAAGGGCTTAGTGACTGCGGCATCTTCTGGTACTGCTCCTGTTACTTCTGTTAACGGATCAGGCGGAGGTTCAATATCTGTAAATGCTATAAATCAATTAACAGGAGATATCACTACTAATGCTGCAGTAGGATCTCAATCTGAAGCAGCTACCCTAGCAACAGTTAACGCAAATATAGGATCATTTACCTACGGATCTTTTACTGTTAATGCGAAAGGTTTAATAACCGCAGCTTCTTCTAGCACCCCGCCACTTACATCCTTAACGGGTGATGTGACTACAAGTACTTCAGGAGCAGCATCAGCCACACTAGCAACTGTTAACTCTAATGTTGGCTCGTTTACTAATGCTTCTTTGACTGTGAATGCTAAAGGATTAATAACTGCTGCTAGTTCTGGAACAGCCCCAGTAACCTCGGTATCTTTGACAGATTCTACAGGTCTATTCAATATAACCGGCTCTCCTGGTACGGGTGTAGCATCTTTAACTTTATCCAGCTTAAACTCGCAAACAGCTAATGAAGTTTTAGCTTCTCCAAATGGCTCATCGGGCGCTCCAAGTTTTCGTTCTTTGGTTGTTGCAGATGTTCCTAATGGTAATTTGACAGAAACTACTTCTAGCGTTTTAACTATAAGTGGGGGTACTCACGCAGTGCTCGGTTCAGGAACTACTATAGCAGTTTCTCAAGCCACAACATCGACTGCAGGATATGTATCTTCTACTGACTGGAATACCTTTAATGGAAAACAGCCAGCAGGTTCTTATATTACTGCGTTGACGGGAGGCATTACCGCTTCTGGTCCTGGTAGTGTTTCTGCGACTGTAAATAATGTTGGCGGATCTACTGCAGCAGCGGTTAATACTGCTACCGTGGCAGCTAACAATGCTACTAGTACTAACACACCAAATACCATAGTACTAAGAGACGGATCGGGAAACTTTGCAGCCGGGACTATTACTGCCAACCTAGTAGGAACTACTCCTGCTGGTACGGTTACGGTTACGGGCGGTACAGCTGCTAGTGGTGGAGTTGGTGGTCAGGCTACTATTGCTGGAGGATCTGGTTCGGGAACTGGATCGGGAGGAAACGGGGGAGCCCTAAACCTTAATGGTGGAAATGCTAATGGAGACAACACCGTAAACCAATCAGGTGGAACAGTAAATATAAGTGGAGGAAACTCTAAGGGTGGTGCTCAGGGCGGAGGAATAACTCTTAGCTGTGGAAACGGAGGAGTAGGAACTGGAACTGCTGGAGCTACTGGTGGTACTGTAAACATTAATGGGGGATTGGGTGGAGTAGGAAGCGCAACTTCTGGTAATGGTGGAAATGCTACTGTAAAAGCTGGATCTGGCGGAAATGGTGTATCAGCAGGGCAAGGTGGAACAGCTCAGTTGGTTGGTGGAACAGGAGGAACAGGGTCTTCTTCTGGAGGAACAGGAGGACCAGCTAACGTTACTGGAGGATCTCCTGGAAGCTTCGCAGGTGCTCAGGGAGGGTCTGTTACAATATCCTCTGCTGGAGGTAGTAATACTGGAAACGGAGGAGCGGGCGGTACAGTGACCATAAGTACTGGTCAGGCTAATGGAGATAATAGCGCTAACTACTCAGGAGGCTCATTAACTTTAAGTGTGGGTAGATCAGTCGGTAGCTCTGGAGGTTCTAACATAAATATCACTGCGGGACTAGGAGGAGTAGGGACATCAACTACTGGAGCGAACGGAGGCACAACCAACCTTAATGCTGGAAATGGAGGTGTAGGTTCAGCTACTGGAGGGACCGGAGGGAACGTGGTTATCTCTGCTGGTACGGGAGGAAACTCTTCTACTCCGGGAGCTGGAGGGGCTATATTATTCCAAACAGGTCCGACGATAGCTGTAGTAGAGCATTTTAGAATATCAAATGCTGGAAATGCTTTAGTTACCAGTGGTATGATGCAAGTTGGTACTGCGGGTTTTGGTCTAGCAGTAAAATCAGGACCTAACTGTAAATTAGGAATAGCTACCTTAGCTGCTGGTACGGTTACTGTTGCTAATACTTCTATTACTTCAAACAGTACTATTTTCTTAACCTCTCAAGCAGACGGAGGAACCCCAGGCTGGCTTAGAGTAACAGCGAAAACAGTGGGGACCAGTTTTGTTATAACAAGTTCAAGCAACACTGATACTAGCAATGTAGGCTGGTTCATTGTAGAGCAAATGTAAGGAGATATGAAATGACAGTATACACAAATGGACCTCTTGGAGGTGGCGGAAGTGGCATAGAGGTGATAGATACTTATGCGCATCTACCGTTAACCTCCACACCAGGAACTGTTGTTATAGTAGAAGACACAGGAACCTTATATTATTGGACTGGGACAATGTGGGCTCCAGTAACTGCTGCTGTTTCTACTAGCGGCAATCTAACAGAAGCCGTTTCCGATGTTTTAATAATTACTGGAGGAACAGGAGCGGTTATAGGATCTGGAACTTCTATAGACGTTAAGCAGGCTACCAGTTTACAAGATGGCTATTTATCTAGCATCGACTGGAATATTTTTAATAGTAAACAGCCAGCTTTGGGATTTAACCCCGTTAGAATAGAAACTCCATATACTCTGACTTCCACAGACATATTGAACAAATACATCACTATATCGGTAGCACCAACTACCCCAAATAAAACTCAGTTAGAGATAGCACAAGCCCCTCAACAAGCATATGGCATAGACTTCACTGTAGCAGGTACTCAAGTTACATGGTCCGGATTGGCTCTAGATGGAATACTGGCTGCAGGTGACATATTAACAATTATTCACGACTAAAACACCCATAAATCACAAGGAGATCTTAAATGAGTAAATTGATTAAAAAATATTTGACTCTGGACAATAGCGCAAATGGTGTAAACGCTCAGGTAATACCAGCTAACTTCGCTTCTCCAGTAAATTACACCCCAGCTCCGGTAGCTTCTGAAGGGACGTTGGAGATAAGCTCCCACCTTAAGGGTATTGATAACGCTTTAGCTCTTGCTAAAGTTATGGAATATCAAGGCGCTTGGGATGCTTCTACAAATACTCCTGTACTAGTTGATGGTACAGGTAGAACTGGTGATGTTTATAGAGTATCTGTAGCAGGAACTCAAAACCTAGGATCTGGAGCTCAGACATGGGCTGTAGGAGACCTTGTTATTTATAATGGTACTATTTGGCAAAAACTTCCAGGAACTGACGCCGTTGTTTCTGTAAACGGTGCTACAGGAGCTGTTACCGTAAACGCCATCAACCAACTTACAGGCGACGTAACTGCCGGTCCTGCTAGCGGTTCACAATCACAAGTTGCTACTTTGGCTACAGTTAACTCTAACGTTGGTAGCTTTGCTCTAGCAGATATCACCGTAAATGCAAAAGGTTTAGTGACGGCTGCTTCAGCTGCTTCTACTACTGGATCTGGTGCAGTTGTTTTAGCTACTAGTCCAACATTAGTTACTCCAGCTTTAGGAACTCCTAGCGCTTTAGTTGGTACGAACATTACGGGTACTGCTGCAGGCTTAACGGCTGGCACAGTTACAACGAACGCTAATTTAACTGGTGACGTAACATCAGTAGGAAATGCTACTACTCTAGCAACTGTAAACGCTAACGTCGGAAGCTTTAACCTTGCTGATATCACTGTAAACGCTAAGGGGTTAATTACTGCTGCTTCAGCCGCTTCTACTACAGGTTCAGGAGCTGTAGTATTAGCTACTTCTCCAACATTAGTTACTCCAGCTTTAGGAACTCCTTCAGCTTTAGTAGCAACAAATATTACTGGAATTCCTTCTTTACAAATAACAACCGCTTTAGGATTTACACCTGAGAATGCTGCTAATCTAAGTACTGATGGTACCATGGCAGCTAATAGCGCTACCTTATTCCCAAGCCAAAGCGCAGTAGTTACTTATGTTGCTGCTGAAATTGCTGCTATTCCTGCAGGTGCTATATCTAGAGAAGATGACCATACTGTTACTGGTACTGATATTACTAATGGTTATTTTGATTTATCTTTTGCAGCCGCTAACGCTGCTAGTATACAGCTTACTCCAGTAGGGGGACCACTCCAACTTAAAGCTGTTGATTATAGTATTTCTCTTACTGGCGGTGCTGGTGGGGTTACTAGAATTAGCTGGACAGGTTTGGGGCTAGATGGTATTCTTTCTTCTGGAGATGTAGTAATAGTATCTTATATGCATTAAGATCATAGTAGAGCTAGGGGGGCGTAGTGCCCTCCTTTTCTCTATTGTTATTCCAAACCGGCTTAGCCGATGATCAAACAAAAGGAATAGAAAATGTCTAAGATCAAAAGAAAGTACATTGAGTTCGACAACACTATAAATGGTGTTAACGCTCAGGTAATTCCCTCAAACTTTACTCCTGTTAACTTTACTCCTGTTCAAGTAGGATCAGAGGGAACAGATAAGATATCAGCTGACCTTAATGGACTTGATATCGCTCTTACTGGTAAAGAGCAAGTATTTAATGGCATAAAAGACTCTTCTCAGTATACCATTTCTTACAGTGCTTCTACAAGACAATTCACCATTACTACTACAGCAAGTGCTGTTTATTACGTTGACGGAGTTCAATATATACCAGGAGCAGGAACAGTAACTACTGCTGCTCATGCTAATACTACTGGTCTGTGGTTTTGCTATTATAACTCCAGTGGGGTCATAACAGTAACTTCCACTCCTTGGGACTTACTAAATAATGCTCCTATTATTTTAGCTTATTATAATGCAGTAACTGTAAAAGCTCTTGTTTATGACGAGAGGCACGCTGGTGGTGCTAATGGCATGTCTCCAGCAGTACATAAAAACTTACACACCACTAGAGGAACGCAGCTAGTCAGTGGATTAGTGGCTTCAGGATACACACTAAATACAAACGGTTTAGCGAACACTAGTTATGCTATAAGTGCGGGGTCTATCGCTGACGAGGATCTAGTAATAGCTTGTGCTGCTCAGTTACAAGGTGGAGCAAACACTTATAGGATTCTGTACCAAAGCGGAACTACCGCTGCTCCTGTTTGGAACTGGATTGATGATGCTGAAGGAGGAATATACTCTAACGGTACTGATATTTACTGGAACCAACTTACTGGAGGAAACTGGACCCTTACCCCTGACACCACTACGGGAACTTTTCTAAATTACTGGGTCATGGCTACCACCACCTTAGCGGCTCCTCAGATAATGATATTTATGGGTCAGGCTACTTATGGTACGTTAGCACTTGCTCAGGCAGCATCTTTCTCAACCGAAATGGCAAATTATTCCTCCGTAGCTGCAGAAGGAGTGATTCTTTATCAGATGACTTACCAGAGAGGCGCTTTTGGAGCTCCTGGAAACATTAGACTTCGATCAGTAAATAAAATTACCTCGGCTCTTACTTCAGTTGGTGCTGGTTCTGGTACAGTTGTCTCTGTTGGTTTATTAGATAACACTGGGTTATTTAATATAATAGGATCTCCAGTAACTTCTTCTGGGAACTTAACTCTTGACAGTCTCCAATCTCAAGCAGCCAACACTGTATTTGCGGCTCCAAACGGTTCATCAGGAGCTCCGTCATTTAGATCACTAGTATCTGCTGATGTTCCTACCGATACTTTTTCAGCTAAAGCAACTTCTTTTACAGCAGCAAATGGGTTTATTTATTTAGTTTCTCCAACTGCTGCAATAAACATACAGCTACCAACTCCTGCAGTGGGATTACGCTTTACGGTTAAGGATGCTAATAACACCTTCTTCACCAATAACGTTACTTTAGTGCGCGCAGGGTCTGAGAAAATAGACAACATAGCCGCCTCCTTTGTATTAAGCTCTACTGAAGGATCCTGGAATATTGTCAGCGATGGTACAAACTGGTGGATTCTCTAATAATATCTTACTTCTAAACAAAATCATCAAATATAGACTTTAACAGGATTTGAGCTCGGAATCGGGCTCTTTTCCCATTTTATAGCAACTAATGCTATTAAACATTGGAGGACATTTTGAGCTTTATCGGAAAAAACATCGTAATCAACACGGAAACCCTAACCCCACTTAGTGCTGACCCAGCTTCTCCAACAACAGGAATGCTTTACTATTCTAACGGTACGCCAAGGGCTGCAGGATTGTGGCAATATAACGGAAGTGCGTGGGCACAAGTTGGCAGTGGGGGGCTAATACCGACGTACGCCAATAAATCATCAAATTACGCTATAACAAACACTGATAACCTTGGTGATATATGGATTACCGGAGTTGGCGCAGTTATCACATTACCACAAGCCAGCGCTAATATTGGAAGAGTAATAACAATTAAAAAAAATGTATCTTCTAATACTGCTAATATTGTTACGCCTTTCTCTGGCGATGCAATTGAGACATTAGCGGCTAATGCTTCGATTAATTTAGATTATATAACTGAGACAGTTACTTTACGAGCAATAGTCGCAGGTACTTGGGAAATTGTTAGCTGGATGGTTCCACAACCAAACACTCAATTACTATTTACTACTGGTGATTGGACTGGTATTATATCAACAGCAGTTTTCTATAAGGACCCTCTAAGTCAGGTTTGGAGAATGAGGTTTAACGTCGGCGGTTCGGTTACTAATGCTCTCAGGTCAAATTACGTGTTAACAATTAGTTACATTATAACCGCAGCCGGAGGAGGACAAGCTGTTAGTACTTTTGAAGGTAGTACAGGTATCGCAGCTACAGCTCTCATGCTCGCTAGTAATAATGTCATTTCGGTATTTCATTCCCCTGCTACAACCTCAGGCTATTACTTTTCTGGGGATGTACTACTAGCAGGTAAGCCAACATCTTACGTTTTATAATAAATAAGGATTAAATTTGGTCGTAAGCTAAGGGTATATAAAATGATAAAACATGAAGACGGTAAATGGAAGTTATACAATCATACAGGTGAGAAAGTCCTTAGTGAGCATAGTACTAAAGAAGACGCGGAGAAACGTGAAAAGCAGATAAATTTCTTTAAAGCGCTTGAAACCCATCCTTCTTTACGTAAAAAGCTAAAAAATAAAAGTATAGCCAAATAGAGGTGCAAAATGGATAGTAACCATCGTTGTGGAGACAAGTTCGATAGATTAGAAGAGAAAATAGAAGGTCTAGATTATAGAATGGACCTTAAGATGGAGAAAATAGAGACTATTCTGACCTCTCAACATGAATCATTATCCGAACATATGCGCCGTACTTCGCTTTTAGAGCAAGAAATTTTACCAATCAAGGCTTTTCAAAATCAATTAATAGGTATAGGAAAATTTCTGGGTGCAGTAGGAATCTTGTCCTCCATGATTGCTACCATCCTTAAGGTATTTGGTAAATAGGTAATAATCTAGAAACGTTATGATCACTATATGAAAAGAAAATTTACCATATATTGTAAACCCTTCTCAATAAATTCTATGTACTACAGCCAAAAGAACATTAAGACTGCTGATGCTAGGGAATGGACTGCACAGATTCTATTTGCTTTGAATGATTCAAAGGTGGAAAAAGCCCTAGAGGACCTTAGAGAAAATTTTGACCCTATGAGACATAGCTATAAATTTGATTTTACATTCTATTACCCCAGACACCTATTTTTTACTAAGAAAGGAGATGTTAGCTCTAAGACCCTAGACCAGACTAACGTTGAAAAGCCTTTGCAAGATATCTTATGTTCTAGCCAGTACTTCAGAAGACCTTGTCCTGAAGGTGCTGCTAATTTAAATATTAATGATAGATATGTTACAGATGTTATTAGTAGAAAACGACCATCAGAAGCTCATAGTATTGAAATTGAGATAGAAATTCTTGACTTAAAGTTTATAGAGCAGCAAGATCTACAAGATGCTCAAAATCCTTCAGATAGAGAGCCGTCTTTGTGCCCCTGTACATCGGAACTTTGCACTCTGCATAATACTGAGAAATGTCCTTTGCCTTAACAATACCCTGGATCTCTACTACCATTCCATCAAGATCAACACTAGTAAAACAAATATAATCCACGTCAGAAGGGGAATGAACCAGTTTATCTTTCTGCTGAAAAAGGTAAGAACGCCCGTATCTAGATATACTGCGTGAAGTTTGGCTTTTGACATGCAATTTAAACTCTTCATTCTGTAGGTCTGCTGAGTGAGACTTTCTTTTTTGTTCATAAATCTTTAAGTCTGGCTCTGAAACCAAAACCCCTTTTTGTTTTAAATATTCATAAACCGCGAACTCGCCGATGGTACCTACTATAATATCCTCAACCATTTTTTGTTTATTCTGTTCTCCACGCCACTTATAGCAATTAGCGCTTAGCACTAACCTATCTTCCGCAAATTTTCTGCATCTTTCTAAAATCTCTGGAGGTATTGTCCACTTCATTCACGGTCCTTTATTTTCTTAACAATTGCTGGAATAGATGTTATCGCTTTATCTACAGTTCTCGCCCCTGTGTACCCACATAAAAACCATTTAGCAAGATCATAGAAAGAAGCGTCAGGATGTGCTAAGCCAAAAGACGCTAGAAGTATAATAGTTACTATAACAATAGAGCACATAGGACGCCATGCGGCTACTAACCAATTAGATGAGTTCGCTTCCACTTCCTGCAGCTTCAGCTTCTCTTCTTCCAGCTCCACAAACTTAGCGCTTGTTGCGGCTTGAATCTCCGCCATTTTATTTTCCATAGCCATTCTATCGGCATCGGATAAATGAAATTCTTTTACTAGAGCTGTTGCTGGTGCGAATAGACTTGCTATCCAGGCTAAAATAGGCATAAATTACTCCTTTATAGGTCTTGTTGTTTCTATTTTATAGATTTCTTTGCATAAAATTAAAGCTCCCATGGCATCAGTATCTGTTTTTAGCATTCTAACTGCGCAGTCTTCAAATAACTGTTTACGAGTTGGAGTGGTAGAGCAGGAGGTCAAACTTAAAGACATTAGGATTATAATTGATATATTTGTTTTCATAGGAAGATCATATCACAGATCTTAGTGTGCGTCAAAGAAATTATTACCGATTGCAGGAGGTGCATGCAAATCTATTGATAATTTATAAGTATTCTCCATTACCTCCTTCAATTTATGCTTTAGAACCTCTACCTGACTTTCATTAGATCTTAGTATAAGTTGATCGTGAACGTTTGCGCATATGTAGGCATCTAATCCGTTCTCGTCTATATAAGTCTGAATGGCTATAGCAGCCCTATTGACTATAGAAGCGCTAAGGCTCTGAATCTGGAAGTTTCTCGCATTATTCATATAGTTCTTAAGCCTGCCTCGTATTTCCTTCATCTGATCGTAGCTATTGGTGTTTTTATACTGCTCGTATAGCTTTAAGGGGTCTAAAATCCAGTCGCCGTACCGCTTAATGATATCTAACACCTCTGGCATATGTCGGATTCTACCAGCCTCAGATTTAATATATCCATGCTTTTTAACCAGCTCAGCACTTGAATCGTACCACTTCTTGAGGTCTGGAAACGCATCGAAATACCCTCTATGCAAATGCTCTGCTTCTTCCTGGCTCACGTTTATGTGAAAAGCAAGTGCGTATGGGCTTAAACCGTATGGTATTCCAAGAGAGTATCCCTTAGCCTTCTGCCTTATAGCCTTATTCTTCTTACCTAAGTAGTCCGGAGATTCTATATCTGCACTATATCCTTTCAATTTCTCGGTCTTAATAGCAATTGTTGAGTAGAAATCGTGACCATGCCTAAAAATATCTTTTAAGCCCTCATCTCCTGATACGTGAGCAAATACGTGAGGCTCCAGACTACAATTACCTGTAACAAATGTCTGACCGTTATTTCTTATTAAAATATACCCAGTATCTACAGTTACACACCCAACCATTCCTGAGTAGTAGTATTTTTTTGCATCCTCTTTTCTAACCCTTATAGTCCCTTTTTTTATTATGTGAAGACTATAAAAAGTGGAAAAGTTGGTGTTTTCATATTCTCGTATGCTTAATCTGGCTTCATATCCATTACTTACTAGTTTAACTTGTACTTTTTCTACTAGATCTTTATCAATGCTTCCCCATATATAATCTTTATGACCATTATCACTTCCATCCCAAAAACATAAAGCTTCCACAAAATCTTCTATCTGATTTGATCCTATTAAATCTACATTTACCTTTTTTCCTGATAATAAATTACTACTATACTTTATATACCAAGTACTAGGTAATAGTTTTTGTTTGTATCTAAGAGTTGTGGAAACTTCATTAGGCTCTCTTCCGATCAATTCTCTTATTTTAGTAAGCTTTTTTGGAACAGACACTTCTACTTTATAGTAACTCTCTCTATTAGAAATGAGATATCCATCTGCTGATAGCATTGTAGCCATCCATATATCTTTAATACTGTAGTCAGAATGGGTATTATCAGTTTTTGATACAGTTAGAATATTACAGGCAGTGTTAGGAACCCCTTCCTGGGATTTTGAATACCATCTCATATTTTTTTGTACTTTTGGCACTCCTCTGCTAGAACAATTGCTATTTTGACCTACCCATAACATGCTATGGTTCTCTGTGACATCGAAAGTTCCTCTTCTATTTCCAAATCTGTACATATAACCAGAGTATTCTTTCTTTATTACTCTAGAAGGCTTACACCATAACCCTTCAGTTGTTATGGGATCAATTTGCCACACTAAATCTTCTTTAGATATTTCCAGTATTTTTTTCCATCCTAAAGAAGTAAGAAGTTCACAATTAGGATGTAAACAATAATCTGAATCAATAAACTTATAACCATCCCCCGCTATAAAAAACTTCCGGATCATGTTAGAGTATTTAGTAGATAAGGATCCGTCATCTTCCCTAGGTCTATTTAATTGTTGCGTATCTCCTGAGTATCTGCCTGAGATAGTTCCATGCTGCTTAAAGTCTGGGTAGAAAATGCCATCTTCTTGCTCTTCTAAAAAGCGGTCAATATAAGTCCCGCGAATCTTGATGAGCTTGTTATATTCTTGTAAAGTAGCCACCCAACTGTATTTTTGAGCCATTAGAGTCAGGAACTCATCGTCTACTTGCGGATTACCTAGATCAGTAGTAGAGGTAGGAGTCTCTCTCAAGTACTCAAAAAATAGTTTCTTTAAGTGGTGCTTAGAGCTCAGGTTAAACTTCGACCCCTCTGCATTTTCCGTCCATAAAATGTTTTGTACATTTCTTACTTCTTCTTGAGTTAGGTACGGTCCGCCTAGAATGAACGATATAAACTTATTTTCTTTATAGGGAGATAGGGATTTCTCCGTTAATGAAAACTTTCCACCTTTTGTTTTAGATACCGGTACTCCTGCTAGACGTACTAATACTTGTGAGAAGTCTCCGGTTCTTCTAGGGGGATAGTCTTTGTTAAATAACCAGTCTGTAAAGTCGCTTTCAACGTACTCTGCTATCTCTGCTTGAATGGATACTTCTAATGAACCAATATCTTTGTTTATGGATACTTGAGTTTCTTTAAGCAGGGGCACATCCAACTTAATGCCTCTAGATTGCATAGTCCTTGTGACTTTAGTATATAGTGGCATAACCTCATCAGCAAAGAAGAAGTCTGCTAGATTTTCCTTTTTTAAAATAGGAACGTAGTGGTGATAAAGTTTCATGGTCAACTTACAGTCCTGTTCACAATATTTTCCTATCAGGATTGTATCAGCCTTGTAAATCTCTCCTTTACCTGAGCCTCCATTAGCCTTAATGGATGCTGCCATCTCCTCTTGTTCTTTAAGCTCGTCTAATCCCCAGAGCTTCTTAGCTATCTGCTTCAATCCAAAGGGACCGGTCTCTTGAGCAGTGTGAATTAACATTATTGTATCAGCATGAAGTTGGTCCCATAAGTCGACCCCTAAATTGTTTCTAGTAATTTCTAAGTCGAAATAGCTATTATGGGCTATAATAGATTTTGATTTTAAAGCTTCCAATACCGGAGATACATCGGTTCCTAGATGCAATAATTCTTCGCCATTCCAGGAATAGATAGGGATATAAATAGATTCTAGCTTCTCGTTAGATAAACCAATACCTATGACTTTATCTTTTCTAACATTTAAGCCGGTAGTCTCTGTATCAAATGCCAGAAGTTTAGATCTTGATATAAGTTCTAGCGCTTTATTAATCATTTTTTAATTTCCTAGTATTTTGTACTTCTTCTATTTTTCTAAGAATTATATTAGGATTAAATTCAAATAGCTCGCATAATAAATTATTTGATATTGCTTCCTTCATATCATTTATTGCTTTTTTTAATTCATATAACTGGTAATTATCTAATTTATTAAAATCTAATTTCATTCTTTGCTTTCCTTCTAAAGATTCCTTGTAATTTTTATACGCGTGTCGTGGTGTTATCATTCTTTATTCTCCGTTTTTACTTCTATTTTCTCACCGCTCTTAGAGCTAAATATAGCTTGTGCGCTATTAGCAGCCGCTACAGCCATAACAATAGTAGTCACTGATCCAGCTACATCCATCTTATTTACAAGACTTAAAATAGCTAGTATAGTGATGCCAAAAAAAGCCAAGAAAGTTCTACGGTCTGTCCAAAGTAGTCTCAACTTAAACTCCTTAATCAATATGTTTATAGTATAAAATTATAAAAACAAATACCGAGCCTATAGAGTACTTTACAATTAGGGGTATGTCTCCTAGGTGTATAGTATACGTTAAGGACAGAAGTCTGTCAAGCAGCCAAAAGACAATAAAGTATACCGACATACCCTTAGAGTTACCTCGCTTAATACTGCGTAAACACTGCGGAAAGGCGTACAATGACCCTACTATGACCATTGTAACCCCTAAAACTGACCAAAACATATTAAATCTCCAATTTAGATGTCAACTTCTTTTCTATCTTTTTTAATATTAATTTGTCCTCCTATCTATTTTCTATTTGTATAAAAAACAGGTATAAAATCTTTACCACCATTGTCTATAAAGTCTTGTGCTTCATAAAAAGAAGAGAATGCTCGATAGTCTCTCCAATGATTTAAATACTTTTTTTGAACTACATATTGACCATGCATATCTTTTATGATTCTCCATCTCATTTATATAATCTCCTTAGATTTTGTACCACGGGATGCTGTAAATCTCCCTTGAAATAGATTATAGCAACATCTAACCATGTTTGTCCATGTAAAACTTTAAGCTGGAGCGTGAAAAACCACATTGCTATCCTCATAAATAAATTATGTTTGAGGGAGTACATTCTAACCCATACCAACAACTTACCGCTAGTAGAGGTCTTAACTCCAAGCATGGAAAAGAAGCAGAATAAAAGCATTATAGGACTTAATAACCAACATAAAAAGGATCCTGAGCACATGCCATAATAAATAATGTCTCTTGGCTGCTGTATTCTACCCCAACTAGGTTTTTGTGGGTTTAGGTTATCGTATCTTAGAAACTGGCGCTTTGTTTCGGAGTAAATCTGCTTCGCATAGCTACCGCTTAGAGCACTTAAAGCGGTTAGATTATCTAGGGAAATATAAGTAGTATCCAAAGGCGTTGAGAAATAAACCGGATCATGAAACATCAAAGGTATTGTTTTCTGCATCATTTGCATTTTAATATCATGTGAAGCAGGATCAGATGGATCGGAGGATAGTAAATATTCGCAACTGAAAAGTATGGAATTAAATCCAACTTTCTCGGTCTTGTTGCAATTTATTAAAGAGTATTGGTCAAGGTAATCGGTTAAAGCCATTCTTTTTCTCCTATGTTTTTACAGTAATTTATAAATTCTTGTTTAGTTCTTCGCCCTTTAGTGACGTTGCACTCATTACGGATTATATCACAATCCTCTATTTTAATCTCTTTTTTTAAATCTTTGTTATCTAAAGAAGGGCTATCTTGTCTGGGTCCTACTCCCTTATTTCCGTACGTCCAGTCTAATTTTTTTCCGCAATATTGGCAGTTATCTACCTCTTTAGCTATAAATAGAAGCTCGTCTATAGAAAATAATATAGTGTATCCTCTACTTTTGTGGTGGTTTATAGTGCTCTTACTCCAGTGTCTTCTTGGGTTTCTATTTTTAGTATTTCTATCTCTTTGCTTTGATTTTTCTGGGTTATTCTTATGCCAGTCCCTGCTCTTTGCCCTATTACATTCTTTACAGCAAGCTGTTAGTTTTTCTCTTCCTTTTCGAAAGTAGAAGTCTGTCTCTGGTAGGTCTTTGTTGCATGATTGACATGTTTTGATATTCATAGATATTCCAAAAAAAGCCCTGACCAGCTATATTGCCAATCAGAGCATTGGGTGGGTGCTTACGCTATGAGTACCTCGAATTGATGGCATAATGTGCCTTTAAAACTTCCACGTGTAAGTGGCTCTTGACCAAGATAGCTCAGTCGTACGTAATCTCCAATTTTTACTGACTTCATTTGATATCCCAGATTTCCGGCTGGATTTACAACAACCATGTTACCGTTGTCTAGACGAAACTTAAAGCATGGCTTATCCTTATTGAACTTATTTTCGCTGGTCCCTTCATACTCTCCTTCTAAAATAACTCCGATCTTTCCTTCTTTAGCTAACTCAGAAGCCTTAACAAAGCTTAGGCTTGCTGGAGCCCCTTCTGGTTTACGGAAATCTCTTGATGGTGCTTCTACTTCCTGCTCATGGGTTTCATAGTTCTTTTTGCTCATTAGTAACTCCTAGTTTAATCTCGGTACAAGGCTTTATTACCCTGACCATTTTTTTGTAGTTTATAAGCTACAAACCGAATATCCAACGATCCTCTTTAACAATTTTATAATCTTCTTCTTCCATTTCAGAATCTGCCCAGTCATCTTTCAGCTCTTCTTCTTTTCCTAACTCTTCAAGAATTTCTCCTACTCTAGCATAACTCTCTTCTAACTCATAAATGGCATGATTTCCAGCACCAATATTAAGATTTAGATTTCCTTCTAAAGCTAGCTGGTATAATGCAGCCTTAGCGGTTTTTACTCTGTCCTTAATCTCAAGTAACCTGGTCTTCATTCTCAATCTCCTGTGCAATTTTTTTAAGAAATCTAAGCTCTTCGAAAGCCCTAAGTTCAATCCCTGGATACAGTGTAACATAATCCGACAAAGAAAGCAACCCCTCAAGATCAGAAATTCTTTTATTGATTTTAAATAATTCTGCGTTCATTTACTGTTCCTTTCTAGATATATCTCTAATATAAGGTCTAAATAACCAATAATAGTTTTATCGTCTTTCAACTCTATAGCGAGATAAAGTAACTTCCTATATCCTGCCAGTCCTATTGCTGTTTTCATTTATACCTCTAGTATCTCGTAGTTTTCTCTTTCTAGCTTCCTAGTCTCCGTCTCTCCAGTCCAGTCTCCAGTTTCTAAGCAGTTCTTATAGATCTTTATAGCCTTTCTTACCTCCTCCATTCCTTCCTGTCTTGACTTATGACTTAGTTTATATACCTCACACCCTAAATTAACTTTGCCTAATACTATAAAATAGAAATCAAGCCCTTTTCCTAGAGACTCTTCAAAAGCTTTCAGATATAGGGCTGCAGAGAGTTTATAACTAAACTTATCCATGGTAGCCTTAAACTCCTCCTGGTCTATCACAAATCCTGATGTCTTTATGTCTACTATAAATCCCTTTTCCTCATGGAGGGCGTCTGCTCTTACCTTTATATTAACATCATCTATAGTAGTAAATAGACTAACCTCAGGCTCCACCCCCTTAAGGAGATCTACTGCAGTCTTGTTGTTCAAATAATAAGGTATCATAGCATCTATTTTCTTTTTCTGGGGTTTTGAAAGTATTATTTTTCCTTTATTATCTTCTTTGAATGCATCCCAAGCTTTTCCTCTTTTCACCCAATCTGGAAATATAGCGTAGTCTGTCTCTACTGTCTCTGGCTCTAACAAAACACTATGAACGTAAGAACCTGTATCAAATGCATCCGTATTTCTTTTCTCCTCTCTAGGTTTCTTTAATATTCTCTCTTCATAAAATTGCTGAATTCCCTCGGGACCTTTTAGCAATAATTTCAAATTGCTAGAACTCAAATGAGTAAGATCCCCGTGATATTCCGCATTACTCATGTCTTTTCTAATACTCATTGCTTGTATCCTTTATCCGGTTCTTTCTTAGGATCTGTTAAAAAATCTAGATCTTTTTCAGAATAGTCTTCTTCAAACTCCTTATCCATAGCATCAAACTCCTCAGGAGTAGCTACCACTAGAACTCCCTTCTTTCCAGGATAGGATATAGTTATTAGCAAATCAAGAAACTCTTCTTTTTTTATAAACATAAGAAGAAGTTTTATAAGTAGTCTTTTTATCATTTTTTACCTGCCTTTTTAGAGGGTTTTTTAACAGTTTTTCTCTTAGAAATAGATTTCTTTTTTGCTGGTTTGGTGTCTTCTGCTGCTCCATTACTTGAATCTATGGACTCTTGCAAATGACCAAAATAAGTTTCATCAAGGAATGTTTCTTTTTCTCCGAATAAACCATTTAAAAATTCTCTTAGTTTTGAAATCATTTACATTCTCCTTTTTTGTTTATAGTAAACTCCGGGTTTCCGTCACAGGGTATACTAACATCTGTTTTTAGAAAACTAGTAAATATATCAGGATCAAATGGGTACTTTTTATTTCTATCATCATTTTCTGGATGGTGCACAGAGTTAAAGATCAAGAAAGCCACATTAGTCGCTAAGTGCCATAGGTGAGGCATCCCGTCTCCCGTAGCCCCAGTGTCCAAATCAACCCCGCTCTTAAAGGCTGCTAGATGTCTCTCTAAGCAATCAATAAGCTGAGAGTATGCTGCTCCTTTGGTCCAGTTGGCTCTTGGGTATTTCCCTCCAAAGTGCTCACTATTCCTCATAAGAACCGCAGCCACTGCAGCCACTAGCTCTTCTGGGCACTGAGATAGTTCAAGTTTTCCTTTGTTGAATCTTAATGCTTTATCTCTCAATGTCTAGCTCCTTTAATTTTTGTCTAATTTGATTATATAATAGTTTTTCTGCCTCGTCAATACCTAGCTTTAAGCTATTTGTAAAGTACTCTCCAAGCATAGGAGACAGCCACAAATTATCTCCAGTTTTCAGTAACAGTCCACATAGATATTCTAATTCTTTATTTTTCATTTTTAGGTCCATAATATAATTCAGGCTTAGAGCCATCTGTGTACTCTTCTTGCGCATCTGGTCTGTGTATCATAAGATGGAAGTACACTAAACCTATGATATCTCCCCATTGTAATCCAGAATCAGCCATTTTGTCAATAACTGCTTCTAGTTCGAGAAGTATATCTCCTATAGACTGTTTACTCATTTTTCCATCCTACACTGCATTCCATCATATATCAATTTGCCATGTTTTTGAGTCAGTATACAGTTATGTGCTAGGGCTAAAAGAATACCTAGCAATAAAATCCATTTAGTCAGGTTCATTCATCTATCTCCTGTAAACGTTGACTTTGCATTGCTATATTCACTACTAAGTCTCTATTTTCTACAAAAACTGATAGAGAGCTTAACACCTGTTCCACGGCACTAGAAGTAGCAAACAAGGCTCCTAACATTATAACATGGTTTAAAAATAAAGGCATCAACATTATAAAAGGAAAAATTACGCTGATCTGTCCATAAAAACTAGTGAAATAAGAGAGGTGTTTCTGCCTAAGGGCTAGTTCTGCCCAATTTTTCACAATATATTTTAATGTAGGCAATTCTGATTTAGTACTGAGACTAGATATTATTCCTCGTCTCAAGTCTGCTTCCAAGCTCTCCTGATAGTACTCCGCAGCTATTAGTTTTTTGGCTACCTTCCGGCTACCAACTGTCCCAATAACAGCATAGACTAAAACAGCCCCGACCATCCATACCTTAGCAGTTGAGGCTAATATAAATAAAAATACTGGTAAACGCACAGAAGCATCTAGTGTGGCTTTAAGCAGGGCTAGCGCGTTTTGGCTTATGCGCAATGAATCATCTTGTAAACGCTGCTCTACCACCTTAATGCCTAAATCGTGCTTTGATTGAGCCACTCTTGAAAACTTATTATATAAATACTGTCTGCAACCAAACTCCAGATAGCGCTGATAAAAGGAAGTAAGACCGTAAACTAAAACAAAAACCAGAGCCAAACCAGTAAAAATTCCAAGACCTAGGTATATTTTCGATGAGTTATACGCTTGAACTTCATTGTAAAAAAACTCCCGCCATTTGTTGAAGGCTACTGAGAGTCCTATCATTATTAAGGTTCCTAGAGTTACTAGAGCTGTATATTTTTTATTTTCTTTTAAAGCCGGGAATAGGAGTTTTATGACATATATATACATTTTTTATTCCTTTATTTCTTTGAATCTAAAGATATAGTGAGGTTGTTTACAACTATTCATATTAATCTATTAAACTATTAGGTAATTTTAAAAACTCAAATCCCTGATTATCTGTAGTAGACGCTTTAGTAACCCTTCTTCTAAATTCGGAAGCTGGCTCCTCTTCTTTAGCGTACAATAAAAACCTAATTCCCCCTATCATCTTAGTAGCCACTACAGTAGGATTCTCTGCACAAAAAGTCTCTATTTTCGTTCTACCTAAGGATATACCCTCAACCTTTTTTACCATCCCCTTAATGTCTACTAGTTTTATGGCGCAATTATAATGTCTAGCCCTAACGTCCTCAATTAAAAATCTTGACCATTCTGTCTGAGATTGTTTTATAATCTCATGGTAATGCTCGGACTTAAAGTTAGTAATAAAGTCGTAAGCGTTTAAGTCTCTGTTCCATAAATGGCATGCCAGCTGCTCAACTAAATCTTTATCTTCCCACATCCAATCTAAGCCATATTGATCTGGTCTAAACTTCATAAAATAAGAAACATCTAGTTTTTTCGATGTTACGTCTACCACGCTAAATTGACGATCATCCTCGGCGCTTACTCCACTTAAACAATCAAATTTATTATTAGTTAGAAGTAAGTTTCCAAAGAAAGATTTAGTGGCACTTTCAACCCCCTTCCCTTCAATATTAATCGTTTTGTTTGTATAAGCCTTAATGGACTCTAGCTCTGAATCGTTACTAACACTTACCTCATCTAAATGCACCAAAGTTTTACACATTACCTGCATATTAAATTCTTTTTTCAATAACGACTGTTTACAAATAGTATAGTTATCTTTACCGTGTAGAGCCATGATTATATTTCCGGCGATATTTTTACCTATACCTCGATTAGTACCAACTAAGGATAGAACTGGGATATTTTTCCCTTTAAGACTAAATGCTACCCAATTCAAAACATATTCTAAGCTAAATGGGTAGTCCCCAAATAGGTGCTTAAAGAATGCTTCATATACTTTAGGCATGTCGCAGTCTAGCAGGGATGACTTCTTCCAAAAAGGGCGATTGTATTTATTCAGGATTGGATAGCCCTTATCGGAGGTCAATATCACGTTGTTCTGGAAAGGCAAATATTCTACTTTACATAACTGCACTTTCTTTCCATAGAACTTAGAGGACAGAGTTTCTCTTATAATCTGTTCCGGAGTTTCTAGAGTAGTATTCTCCTCCTCGTCATATATATAATTGTCTCCATTTTCCATGTCTTTGTATATTTTTGATTGCCATATAAGATCTTTGTAACTGCGCTCCAACTTTCCATAATAAGGTCGTATCTCTATTCTATCATCCTTATAAACAGCATTTATTTGGTTCTTAGTGTTGTAGTTTACTGGTTCACCTTTCTTCTCAAAAAGCTCAATACATTCCTCGAAACTATACCCATTCTTTTTACAGTTACAGGCTGCTCGATACAAAATCTTGTTATCTCCCTTAGACTCATCCCAGGTCTTATTAAAGAAATCAATGATCTCTGTCAATAAAATTCCTTTATTCGGCATATTTACGGGTTCTTCCGGCTTTACAAATCGAGAAACGTTATTGCCATATTTAGCCTTAAAGTCTCCTCCAGCATGGTACTCTCCTGACTGAGATTCTATAGTGATCATAAATGGGTCTAACGTGTCTTTAAGATGGTAAAAGCCTGGAAGGCGTAGCACTCTAGATGCATCACAAACGCTGGAATCTGTGTGTAACTGCTTGGCTATTCCTTTCTGGATAGTATCAAATGAGTTTATATCAGTGCTGAACTCTTTAAGTACCCAGTAAAAATGGTTCCCATGCTTCGACTTAACGACCATAGTGGGTTCAAACGGAAGCTCTTCAGTTAGTTCTCCGCTATCAGATTCTGCGAAATAGGCACGGATTCTAACAATATCGGACTTCTTTCTTCCTGTGCCATTAGTCTCATTTACTGTTACAAATATACCGGCTCCTTGTGAATTAAGTAACGATAGTTTATCCTTAACTAATTCGAAAGGTCCTGTTATGACTTGAGCCAGAGCAGAACTACCAGCAGCCTTCTTATCTATAAAAGTTTGGAAGGTAAAGGATTCTGCGGTATCGTCCAGCAGCTCTAGGAACTTAATGGCTTGAGAGAAGTCGGGTTTTAATATCATGTACACCCCTATTTTCTGTTAATGAAATATCCGGTTATAGCGATCATAACACAGATTACACAAGTAGTAAAGCCTACTAAAAGATCAATAGTCGATAAGTTCGATATCATAGTATTCCTCCACAAAACATCCCCATGCCCAGTCAGGTACCTTCTCATGGCACCTATCATGGGGAATATTATTATCACATAGCCATGCGTCAAATTCTAAACTAAAATCTTTATCATTACTTTCTAGTTCTTGAGCTTCTTCGATTGTAATTTGTTTTGTCATTTTTACCTCTTAATTTATAATACTCTATAAGAGACAAAATAACAAGATTTAAAATGCAAGAAAATTCTATAATCTTATCGCCACTAGTCAGTCAGACGTATCCAAATAAAGATAGCTCTCCTCCAGCCCATAAGAGTAGAAATAAAGCATTTACACCTTTAGCATGTTTCTGCTTTATACATTCTATTAGTTGAGGCAAAGCACAGATTGCGAATAGAAAAGAGGAAAGTATTCCTAAAGCCGGTATCACAAAAACTCCTTATTTTGATTTAAAACAAATATCTTTAAAAGCATCTTCATCTACACAAACAGAATTTCCATCAGCCATAAATAATGCGTAGATTTTTATAGGACTTTTCTCTATTAATTTAGCTCTTATTATATAGTCAGTATTTATGGCTATTGTGTCTAAATCATAGTACCAAGCTTCACTAGGAATTTCTTGTTTGAGCATTTGATTCAGTGTAAAAAGCATTTTAATCCTTTGTTTTATAAAAAGAAATTACTAGAATTATTATAACATTAAGCAGGTAGTTTGCCAATAGGATAATATCGCGATTTCCATTCCAGATATAAATTATTAGAAATAATTCTCCTAAGCCCCACATAAACAAAAAGGATTTAGAGATGCCTCTGGAGTGACCCTGCTTAATGCTTTGTGACATTTGAGGTAATCCACATAGTGCTAAAAGAATTGACCCGATTATGCCAGCTAATTGGGTCATGATTAGTTATTTTGATTGATTTTACAAGGAGGAATTCTATAGCATGGGACCTTAATGGCTTTAACTCGTTTTCTAAACTCTGGATCGGATTGATACACTTTAAGGACATTTACCATAGTATCATTATCCTTTTTCAAATTAGTTGCCACAGCACTCAGCTCTTCCAATGCCTGCTGATCATTTCTAAGGTCTAGTTGTAAACCTTCTATCTCGTGTTTAGCAGCATCCAAGTGGATGGATTCTGTTACTGCAATACCGGAAAATAAAGCTAAAAAAATTAAAAACATAGTATCTCCTTAAGGTTGTTTAGCGCATATTACTGTTTGCGCATTCCAGGATCCATATTGATTAGATCCTGCGCTCCATTCTATTGTAGTACTATTTTGATCAGTTGTCACGTTAAAAATGCAACCAGATTCATCAGTATCTTGAAAGGACCCAGAAGTAAGAAATGCTAGGCGAGTATTATCACCAGACATGGTAGAACTAAAGCTTGACAAAACGCTTCCATCTGCTAGGCATAACAATACTTCTTTATATGGACTGGATGCTGCTCCGCACGGTCGTATAGGTATCATAGGAGAAAAGGCAGAAACCGGTCCTTGCTGACCTTCAGCTCCTTGTAAACCATTACAAATAACCATGCTTTGTTGGTTCGTATCTACTGCACTGTATACTCCCGTACCTTCTGAATCGGTTGCTATAACTAAAGCCTTACCTCCTGTAGGGCATTGTTCCGTAGTAGCTTCTATCTGTGTATAAACTATACTCTGACCGTTTTTGCCATTAAGTCCATCTATTCCGTTAGCTCCATTTATACCATTTATACCATTTATACCATTTATACCATTTATACCATTAACTCCATTATTCGCTCCGCATCCTACCATTAAAATAAATGTAGCCAATTTAAAATTTCTCATTCTTCCTCTCAGGGCAAAAACCATAAATTTCCAGATTTTGGGGGAATTATTTGAAAGTGGACCCAATTAGAGTTCCCCTCTTCACACCATAATAACACATCTTTTAATCTTTGGCTATCGTTTTCTTTTAGCCAAGCTGTTATTTCTAAATTAGGATCATATATGTCTACCGCTTCCCCCGTAAGGTGTTTTGACTTCATGGGAATTTTGCTTTGATCCGTAATGCCTTTTTTTGCATATATCTCTAAATGGTGTTCCATTGTTCTATAAGAATTCGTTGGAGTCATCGGTTTATTATATTGTAGTCTAACTTTATTTATTCTATCCAGTAATATTAGTAAATTTTTTTGATGTTCTTCTGGGATTGAACTTAGTTCTACGCCACATAACATTTCTTTTAAAGAAATCATATTATTTCCTTTTTGATTTAAAAATAGGAGGATCTTCATTAGTTCTCCTTTTTATTCATATCTATTAATCTTTTGAACCAGCGATTGAAAGACCACAAGATATCGGCTCCATGTTCTTTCTTTTCGAGGTTTGCGATTATTTCATTAGCTCTATGAGCCTTGAAAAACCAATTTTTCCAATACTTAGTGTAATAGTTCTCGGTTTCTTCTGTCACTGTAACCTACTTAATGTATTTTATAGCTTCTAATAAATTTGATATGCGAACTATATCCGGATCTGCTTCTTTGTTTTTGTTATGAGGCATATTTACTAGACAAACCTGGTCTACTGCGCATTTCTCATATATGCTTTGAACGGTTTCATATTTATCATCTATAAAAAGAGATATGTGGTATCGTTTGCTAATTTTTCTAACTTCTTTTACTTTATCCTTTTCAAAAATAAGTTCATCAAAAGGGACTTTATTTTTTATTAGGTGAAGGTAAGTCTCTTCTCCGAATTTAGGATCTCTTGCCGTAAGAAGTACTATCTTGTGTCCTTTTACTAGCTTTAAGTGGGTTAGCGCATCTAAAGCAAATGGGATCAGCTCCATCTCATTGTACAAACCCCGGCATTCAAATCTTTTATATATACTATTTATTTCAGTAGGTAAGTCCCACTCCGTTAAATCGCTGGGATTCACGGTTGTTTTGTTAACTATGTTTGCTATCTCCAAAATAGTATGGGAGAATAGAAAAATTGTGTCATCTAGATCCACTACCGACGCTGTGGGTTTTTGCTTTATCACAACAAATCCTTTCTCAGTGTTATAACTTCCCTATAAACTTCTTTTATTGTTGTGATCATAGTTCCTCATCTGGATCTTCTGAAATAGTAACCTGCTTCTGGTAAACAGTCTTTACTTGGAACATCATTTTAGCAACATGCTCTAAAAAGGCTACTCTTCCCATAGCCTCTTCTAAGGTTTTAATTCCAGAAGATATTGCTCTTCGTTCATTATTTACTTCTGCATAAACAAAATATATGAAGTTATTATCCAGTCTAACTTCCTTTATAGTAATCATTATATCTAATGGGCATACTTCCGAATGCTTGATATAATCTGTTAAAATATTCTCAAATTCTTTTCTGTTATGTTCCATATTCACCTCTAATTAATAATACCATAGGTGGTTATAGTTGTCAATGTTTTTAAAATATAAAGCTGATTATTTTTTGGTTTTTGTTTTGGCAGAAAAATTTCCTATATGATGGTATCGGTTATAGAATAATCTCACTAATTTGGTAGAATTTTTTGATATCCTCTATCTTTACGTTTATAGCCTCTGACCCTCCTACAATATCCCTAAGAAAAAGCATAAGGGCTAGAATATGGCAACCTGTGCTAGCTGCTACTTCCGCTACTACTTCGAAAGCATGTTTATTGGGATACGTGTTAAGATTTCTAATCAGATCTGCTTTATACGATATATGGTAATCTTTTAGCTTAAATTTCATTTATGACTCCTATTCAATTTTTCAAATCGTTTTACTTCTTCCAAAGCCTTAGCAAGAACTGCATCATATGTGTTCATGTACTTCAGAGGCGGGAAGTATATAGACATGGTTTCTTCTGCCATCTCATCTACTAAAGATTCTATGCATAGTAAATCCAGTTCACCCAGCAGCATTGGATGTTGCCTATGCAGCTCTGGGTATATTCCTTCTCTTTGGCACTTAGCATGCGTCAGTTCATGAAATACTACTGACCAGAAGCCATCTTCAGTACCTAGCAAACATCTGGTATCTATAAAAATTATCTTCTCACAACAACTAGTAGATCCTAAAGACGGAGAATCGCTAACAAATTGCCATCTATACCCTACATCATAGGCTAGATGATCTATTATGGAGGTATACAAAGGTAGATTGTTTATTAGAGTTCTATTCATTTGTTTCCTTGTAGTTGTAGCTATCTTCTAAAAATAAAAGTAGCTTAGTTAGGGAGTATCTGGACATCAATCGTTTGTCGAAAGTAAAGGTTCCGTTAGTGTTGGAATATACGCTGCGTACTCTGTCGAGGCTATCCTCTATCTCTATGCTTCCGATGTGCTTAGAGTGTAAAAGATCCCCTAAATCATCTATAAATCCTAACACGTGCGGCTTATTAACATCCCATATTCTACCGCTCATCGGGGTTACTATCATACTGTAATCATCTAGGATAGAAAACTCAAAATCATCTATAAAGATATGGTGAATTCTTTTCATTTACTGCTCCCTCGACATAGCTTCTTGGTAGTAGTCATTTAAAGTTTGTAGATGGTTTAGTTTATCATACTCTTTATTATAAATCAAGCTTTTCTCATTCAAAGACAACTTAACTTCATTTAGCTCAGTATAAACTTCTGCTAATACCGCCATATTTAAGATCATAAATAAACAAAATAAACTTGTTCTTAGATCTATCATATACCCTCCAAATTAATATCTACTATATCCATTAAGCCAGTCGTTGTCCTCTTTCTCTGCTGGGCTAGGTTTTCTAATAGTGGTCCATTTTTTACATTCTAGGCATTTATAGGCTGTGCCAATATGGACAGGCTCTCCTGAAGAGCTAACATGCATTAAGGGGGTGCCCTCAGATTCCTGTTTAGATCCGCAATGATCACATAAATATCTACTCATTATTTAGTCTCCCTATGCTGACATTTAGTACACATAATTAATAAACGTCCCGGTATCTCTATCTCTTCTGTTTTTGCTCCGCATTTAGGACAGCGACCTTCTATCTTTTTTTCATATATCGGTATTTCGCTGGCTACTTCTTGATCTAGTTCTAATATTTCTTCAGCTAGTGTCTCGTCTCTGGCTTTAAGCTTCTTCACTCTTTTTTCTAATCTTTTTATTCGTTGTTTCAACTTAGAGTTCTCTTTAATTAAGTCTTCTAAAGTTGGTTCGGTCATGTAACCTCCAAATAATTTTTATTTACTCAGTAATTTCTATTTCCATTATACCTAAAGCCTTAGCCAGCTCTCTAGCCTGATCTTCTGTAAGGTTAATAACTACAGCCTTGAGTTCTCCAGTCTTAGGGTCTATGGCTACTTCACTGTCTAGACCGGTCTTAAGCTGGTTTAATAGCTTGCTATCGTTAGTGCTTACATTCTGCACGACGAATTTTCCTTCAGCTGTTATTGTTATTCTCTTTAGCATGTAAACTCCTTTTTTAGTGTTAAATCAGTATACTTCTTTTGAGGCATTAAGTCAATAGTGCCCACAACGCTTTAAAACGCCCCAGGATCGTGTTTATAAGCGAACCTATACTGGCATATGGGTTAAGGGTGTAAATCGAATCCTGAGGCATTCTAGAGGCTAATTCGCCCGTGTTGTTAAGGGACCTATAGTATATGCACGATATAAAGTTTAAAGTTTATCGCATATACTAAATAAAATATAGCCTAGCAAATAACGGAATTACACTTTTTTTGAGATCCGGCGCCTAAATCTCTAAGTAGTGACACCCCCTACTACCTATCCTCATCAGCCCCTATAGTACCCCCCATATATATATATTTTTATAGATTAAAGTAAAATATACTGTAATAGTGGTATGTATATAATATTATTAGACTTCTTAAGCTAAAAAGACCCTCCAAATTACAGTGTCAGGAAATGTAAGGTTTCTAAGCCTGGAAAACCTACCTCTTTGCTGAATCTAGAAAGCCCGAAAAGTCCGACAACAGCCCCACTGCCTCCAATTCTTGCCGCAAATCGTTCCAGTAGTTCGCAGCCACTTCTCTGCACCCCTTAGAGTACTCCTTATTTACATAGCCCAGTTCCTTATCCAACTCTTCCCTAATCCGATCTCGCCTAGTGTGTTTATTGTTTTCAAGAGTATATAGGCAATCTTCTCGGCTGTAGTTAGGGTCTCTTAACTGCATGTGCTCCAAGTCCTCATCCGATTTTATTATACCTTCCTTCACTCGAGCCTTGATTTTTGCCACATCCCTACTCCACTCTTCCCGCAACAACGTACTAAACCACTTAACGTACTCATTGTACTGCTTTTGATTGTGTAAACGTTTCCATAGACTTTTCTTTACCCCGTCTAAATATATTTTGTAGCTATAAGGGATAAACTTTTCCGATAATAAATCAGCCTCCTCATCTAAAACCAGAGGAGTTTTTAAAGCCTTTTGCTTCCAATAATGTTCGCACTCGTGTTTTACTTTCCTTTTTTCATTTTCCAATATTTCCGTTACCTGATCAATTATTATTTTTTCTATCACACACTACCTCCTAAACTTTTATTATTTACATGCTCTATATCCTCCAACTCCTCAGCATATAGTTTAAAAGAATCTCTCGCGTCCTCAACTCCGCGCTCGGTTCCCTCGAAACCCATCACCTTAATGCCTGAACAATCTCTATAAACTAACTCATACCAATAGGCTTTCCTGCTGTTAGGGCATCTTCTCCTCAGCAACGTTATCCAGTTCCCTTTAAAGTCTTTTTGTTGAGCCATTATGTTAGAGCTATAACCATTACCGTCTGCTGGTAGATAGGCTAGTTCTGGTAGTTCTTTATTGTACATACAGTATCCTTTTTTTGTAAGCTTTAATATTCGACCTTCGGTCTCACCCGATCTAAGCCTTCTTCATAAACCCGCACCTACAGCCATACCAGAATAAGTCTCGTGAATCGCAACGGCACACACCACCCTTAATGCAATCAGGCTTCTTACCGAAATCCTCCTGGTATACCATTACGTTATCATCTTCCCAATACCCATTCATAGCAAGAGACCATATTCCATCCCCTATGTTTACATGGTCTAGCACACTATAAACATCCCCTCCCCAGCTATCTAATACTTCTTTAGTTTTTTTGTCTATATATACCCATTTCATTTCTATCTCCTTATCTAATACTAAAAGCCCATAAACAGAACACTATAACACAGAAAACAAATAAGATATGCGCCATAAATCCTCCCTAGTTCTTAATATCTGTTACTGTTAAATCCTCTTTCTTTTTATTAAATAGTTCTTTAGCTTTTGCAAGCCTACCAAATGATACTGGTTTTGTTCTGCTATCTGACACAACATAAAACGATCCTATTTTATCCAGCGTAATTAGAACTGTACCTTTCTTAAAGGCTGCTATTCTCATGTTTATTTTTAACTCCTATCTTTTTTCCTTTTAATTCCCTTTGCACAGTTAATTGCTCTTTCCATATTTCACAAATGATTTCATTATCATGTATTTCTTCTGTGGTTGTAAGCAATCTTCCGTTTCTAAAACCCAGGACTCTGCATTCTTCTTTGTTGTTATTCATTTGATCTCCTTTGTTTTGTTTTTCTTATTACTATTATACCAAAGTTCTGGCTTGTTTAGGCAATACTTTCTGATTGGTTAAGTGCTTGATTTTACTGGATAATTGATTATTTCTCTGAATACTAAACTATAAATATCTTGAAACTGCAACATAATACTTATTCTTTTTATTTAAGTGGCGGCTGTTATATCTTGCCCACCACTTAGAGTCACCATTGCTATATCTCTTAACAAGGCTTAGAACCTCTACAGCTGCGTGTACAGAATACTCTAAGTCTGTTAGCAGCTTTGTCTTATTTAACCTCATAGATTTAATAGTATTTCTATTGATCTGAGCAATACCATAATCTGCAGATCTTTTATTAACCGCATTAAGTTTATAATTAGATTCTTGTTTTAAAATAGCAATGACTATTCTTGGATCTATATTAGCTTTTCTACATTCAATAAAAACTACTCTAGCTATTCTTTTAGCATATTTAATATCTAAGTCTTTATTGTTCTTCTTAATCTGCTTTACTAGTAAGTCATAACGACCTTGCTTATGGCTAAGACTGATTTCACTATGTATCGATCCCATTGTCGCTACAGTAAGTCCTGCCGTAACTAAAATTGTTTTAATCATTTTGACCTCCGATCATATACTATAACATATTTTGATTTTAATGCAAGGTGGGTTTTTTATTTATTAGTCTTGTTGTTCATGCTTACGTACATACTCTGCAAATGTTTTGTCCATGCTTGATTGCTTCCTGTCATCTATTTTGATTAGCGATATGCAACACACTGTTAGATAGATAATAACTATTACTAATAATAAAATCATATATATCTCCTTTGTTTATTTACTTTTTGATCTTTATGTATTCTAACGCAACTTTAAGTTTCTTGCAAGCTGCCAACTTTCTTTTCTACTTCAACAGCTCTATCATCTATATAATCTCCATAAAATCTGCTGAGTCGGATCTTTTTGCGTTTAGTTCACCCTCCTAAGCCTACCACACCTACCAATTCCTACCAATACTTACCAAGCCTACCCCTCCATGTCAGTATTATCAAGCATTTGAAGGGGGCGCTCCATAGGGATTGTTTAGTCTATAGGGGGTAGGGGGTCTAAAAAGCCCCGGATTTTGGAAGACTAATAAGCCACGTATTCAGCTCACAAATTTTCCCGCATTTCCAGTTTTACGAGATATCAAGTACTTACAGGATTTTACCATACTACACATCATAAAGGTCAAAAACAACAAATAATTACGAAATTAAAAATATTTTTTAGTATTTTTTACTCCATAAACGATATGATCATTCATAATGCGGGAGATTAACCAATGAAAAAATGCGGTAGATGCCAACAACAAGTTTCAAAGACAGACTTTTATAGAAACTATAGATCTTCAGATGGTCTAAGAAGTATATGTAAAAAATGCTCCAACAAAGAATGCAAAGAGTATTACAGTAAAAACAAAGACATTTGGATAAAACATTATTTTAAAGAGTATTATAAAGAACATAAAGCAGAGTATAATTTCCGAAACTCTACAAGAGATAATTTAAAATTGTCAGCTACTCCCGATTGGCTAACCAAAGACCAATTAAAATCTATTGAGTGGTTTTATATAGAAGCTAAGAGATTAGAAGATCTAGATGGGATTGTGCGTCATGTAGACCACATAGTCCCTATAAAAGGAAAAGAAGTATGTGGACTCCATGTTCCCTGGAATTTACAGATACTAACAGCCTCAGAAAATATATCTAAAGGAAATCGCGTATAGAACTTCACCCAAAAAAAATTTTTTGCGTATAAACTGAATTTACCTTGACTTAAAGCCTAACCTATGTTATACTATTACCATGATAACCAATTACCCAGGCTTAAAATGAGCATTGATACTTTCCACTACCGAAAAAACATATCGTTTATAGAGCCAGAAGACTCCGAGGCTAGTTTCGCCGAGACCGAAGGTCGAGCTGAAGACCCAAAACAATACACTTCTAAAGAATTTCTATCTCTTCAAAAAGTATGGTACAATAAACTAAAAGGATCCGGCTTCCAAGATATCGAGCGAATGCATCCGCAGCTAGGCTCCTTAACGTCTCATAAGGTTTCTATGTATATAACACAAGATTATATATCAAAATGCTTTATGAAGGACCCATCAGTAGAAGAATATTATAGACTTGCTCGTCACTATTTAACTCACGGTTCGTTTTCGTCAAGCCTAGACAAACGAATCTTTGAATTATTTAGTGAAGGGCATACTGGAAGAGAGATTATAAAGATTGTGAACAGAGAAGGTTATGAGATTAAGCATAATGCGGTATTCAATCGAATTAATTCCCTAAAGAAAAAAATGCTAGAATTTGCTAAAGATACTGGAGAGCTTTAAAATGAATGACGACTCTGGCGTAATCCAAAAACCAAAGCGAAGAATTATATTGCCTAAGGTTCAAGATACCAATGTGATTCCTAAGGTTGAGAATCTTTTATCGGACGCTATGATTATATTGTCAACGGAATTAAGTCGCTATAAGGATAAGGTAGTTAAACGTGGGGCTATGCTAGACTTAAAGGAAGCACGGGTCGTTGCTAATTACATAGAATCGATCACTAAGCTTAATAAAGAAGCCCGAGAAAGCGCTCGCATGAATGATTTTTCAAAGATGTCAGATCAGGAACTTCGTGAGCTGATGGATACGGTTTTAGGCGTTAAGGCTGAAAGCCGAATCTCCGATAAACAATCCGATCAGAACATAGAGCATAATAGAGAATCCGAAGAAGAGCCCAAAAATTAACGGGCGTAAAAAGGACAAGACATGATTTTAGCCAGCCTGAGTACTGCCCAATTATTGGAGCGTCTCAAACTCCTCACCTCAGAAATTGAAATGCTTGATTCTATGCGAGAAGAAGTCTACGCAGAGCTTGAGCGTCGTGATAGCGAAGAAGAGCTTGTATATACCCCAGGACATTCATAACCAGTTGTAAGGAAATGTAAGAAAGGAGAATACTATGAGAGAATTAGTGAATATTATTTATAAAGATCTTGTAGCCCGGCTAGGAGAACTGCATTTGAAAGAACAGGAGGTCCTGTCGGAGGTAGAAGCCCTTAAAGCCCAAATTCGCCTTCTAGATGGCATCCTGCCTCGTCTTGAGGAAAAAGTAGTCGAAAAAATTAAATCGGCTGAGGACGCAGTCCGAACTGAGATACAGAAAGCCAAAGAAGCCGTTGAAGCGAAGCTACAAGAAGAGAAGGAAGCCATCAAGGCTAAAGTAGACAAACTACTATAAGGATTATATGGCAAAATCAAATTACACAGATGGCTACAGCGACAAAACTATTCAGGTATGGAGTGCCGATGAGGATAAGAAGAAACGAGAGGATAAGCGAGGTCCGATTCAGATTAGACAGGCTGTTGCTGAAGATATAGATTTTATATTTTCCTCTTGGCTCAAAAGCTATAGAGGCAGTCTATTGTTTTCTAAGGTGCAATCTAGCATATACTTTCCTGAAATGCACAAATTGATTGAGAAGCTACTAACAAACTTCCCAGTGCTTATAGCCTGCTCAAGCGACGATCCCTCACAAATATTTGGCTGGATATGTGCCGGAGAAGTTCAAGGAATATTCTGCCTACACTATATCTATGTTAAGCATACTTATCGTAAACTCGGAGTAGCCAAGTTATTATTTAATAGCTTTAAGCACGATGTATCTACTATGGGTCTCTACACACACACATCAAAGCTTGCTGAGAAACTGGCTCCAAAGTATAACCTGGTACATCACCCTTTTATACTTCTTAATGACTATATACTTCCAATAAAAGAAGTACCTCTAGCCCAGGAACCCGAATTGGCGGAGGAGCTGATTAAAATGGAAGGAGATATAGATAATGAGTGGGTAGACTAATGGCTAAATCATTCAGTATTATGATAAAAGGGAGTCAATGGACTATCAGTCTTATGTCTGAGAAAACATTTCTTAAAAAGTACCCCGGATATGAAGATGCTGGAGCCATATGTAGAGATGAGGATAATAGTATAGTTTTTATGCCAGAGCATGTTTCGGTTGGAGTAGTGAGACACGAAGTTTTACATGCATTGGTCTTTGAACATGAGGACTATAAAAAAATAATAGAAATACAAGATGCCGGAAAAGATGCCGGTCTAGAAGCCGAGGAACTATGCGCCAAGATATCGCAGAAGGAGTACGGCTTATGGATGCAGCTAACTGAGCAAATTGTAGATATGTTACTGAAAAAGAAGCCTGCAAAGGCAAAAGAGCAATTAGCAGCCGAAGAGGCAGAGGAAAAGCAATGAGATCTTTTTTAATTTACTTCTCTTTATTTAGCTTAGTTTTATTTGGAGCTTTTAGCGTTGCTTCTAAGACTATTCCGGAAGAAAGGATAATCCTAACTGAAAAGAACATGGTCCAACTTAAGGGGGAGATTAATGAAATCACTGCTGGAAAAGTGATAGGAGATATTCTAAATATTAGAAAAACTAATGCAGATGGTAAGATATATCTAGTGATAGATAGCCCGGGAGGAGAGGTGGATGCTGGACTACAGTTAATTGATTTTCTAGACACTCAATCTAATATAATACCAATAGCAATAAAAGCAGCCTCAATGGCTTCAGCGATTTTAGAATCAATGCAAGAACGCCTGATAATCGCAGGATCCACCTTAATGTTCCATAGAGCTGCGGGGCAATTCTCTGGCTATTTTAGCGATGGAGAAGTGGAGTCCCATTTAGCGTATGCCAAAAAAATGATCCTTAAAATGGAAAAACAAAATGCAAAAAGGCTTCAATTGACGTTAGAAGAATATAGAAAGCAAGTTACTGCAGAACTATGGATGTATGGAGAGGAAGCAATAGAAAAACACGCTGCTGATAGAATAGTGAAACCAGTATGTGATGCCAACCTCATGAGCAAAACAATACAAGAAGACAGACAAGGATTATTTGGAAGTGCTATTATTGTTTGGAGCGCTTGTCCTCTTATTACTTTACCTTTATCAGTTACACAAGGACACTAATGGAAACAACATTTGCAGACATGAAAAAAACTCTAAAGCATTTAAGTAAGTCAGAACTTATCCTAATGCTTTGTAAAGAAATACAATTAAAATCCTTCTATAAGAATCATATAGATAT